GACCCGGCCAGCCGCCTCCTGGCCGCCCTCCCGGCCGACGGTCGCGCCGTTGGCTACAGCGACTTCGAGCACATCGGCATGGCCCGGTCCACCGTCAAGGTCTGGCTGGCTGACCTCATCCGCGACGGGGACGCCGTCCGGGTCGCGCCCGGCCGCTTCGCCCGCAACGTCTGACCCCATCCACAGCTGTCCGGCGGGGGCCGGCTGCACCACCCACCTGCATCACCCGCAGGGCAGCCCCACCGCTCACCGCACGCGAGTTGCACCTCGAGTGCGGGTCGACGGGGTGGGGCTGCCCCTGACCCAACCTCGTAGGAGTTGGATCATGCGCAAGTCTCTGGCATCCCTCGGCGCGGTGCTCGTCGCCGCGCTGTCCGGCGCGGCAGTCGCCGCGCCACCCGCCCAGGCCGCCCCCGCCCCGGTGGCGCGTGCCGCCACCGCGAAGCCGACGCTCGTCAAGGGCCCCGGCCTCGCCCTCAAGGCCGGGAAGCACCACAGCGTGTCCCGCACCATGTGGGCCGGGTCGTACGTCCTCAACGGTCGCGAGGGGTGGTGCGTCTCGTACAACCTGCTCGCGCCGAACGGGAGGGTCGGTACGGGCACGGCCGCCGCGGTCATGCCGAAGGCGGCCGTCGCCCGGGCGGCGTACATCGTCAACGCGCCCCGGGCTGGCGACCGGGCGCACGCGAACGCCCGCGTCTGGTTCGCCCTGGCGACCCTCATCGCTCAGGACCCCGCCGGTCAGCCGACGAGGGCGGGGCAGCAGCAGGCCCTCGCGCTGCGCGCCGACCTCCCGGGGTACATCGCCCAGCTCACGCCCGGCGACCGCGCCGGGTACCGGGCGCTGCTGGCGGCGTCGGTCACGGCGGGCAAGCTCGCCATGAAGGTCGCCGCACCTCAGCTGCTCCCGAAGCAGCGGGGCACCGTCACGGTCACCGTGACCACCGGGGGGCGGCCCGCCGCCGGTGCCCTGGTCACGCTCACCGGCACGAAGGCCAAGGTCGCGAAGTCCCAGGCCCGCACCGACCGGCGCGGCCGGGCTCGGTTCGCGGTCACGCCCGAAGGGTTCGGCGCGACCGTCCGCGCGACCGCGGTCGTGCCGTCGTCGAGCACGGTGTGGCTCAACCGGCCGAGCGCCGGGCACCAGGTGATCCTCGGCGGCGGGCACGTCGACCGGGCGACCGGGGCGACCACGATCATCTGCCCCGTCATCGTCCGGCTCATCAAGACGTGCGAGTGCGAGGGCCCGAAGCGGGTCACGTACCGGGTCGCCATCACCCCCGGCGCCCCCTACGTCTACTGGGTGCACCTGCGGGTCGGTGACCGCACGGAGACCGCGCCCAACATGGTCGCCGGGCAGCCCTACGTCAGCCTGTCGCTGCCGGTGGTGGCCGGGGACAAGGTGAGCGTCTACACGACCGCGCACACCGCCGAGACGAGCGTCGAGGGCCCGCCGGCGCCGACCGTGGCGGCCGCCGTCCTCGACAGGTGGGTGCAGCAGTAGTCCACCGGGACACGACGAAGCGGCCCCACTCCCCTCGACCTGGGAGTGGGGCCGCTTCGTTGTCGGGCGTCGCCGCGCAGCGACGGGGGGCACCGGCGGCGACACCGTGCGGATGACGCTACGCCTGGCTGGCCGCCGCCCGCCGGTGAATCACCCTCGCGCCGCCTCCACCGGGGCGGGCGGCGGGGCGACGGCGTCGCGGATCTCCCGCAGGAGCGCCGTCTGCGCGTCGTCCCGGGCGACGAGCACGTCCTGCAGCGCCTGGAGCCGGTGCTCGATCTCGACGGTGTTGCGGTGGCTCGAGACGATGAAGTCGGCGATCGTGCGCGGGTTGCGCACGGCGTCGCCGTTCTCGTCGACGTACTCCCGGTAGCTCGTGCCGAGCACGGCCTCCCGGATGTCGCGGGTCGTCAGCTCTGCCACGTCGGTTCCCTTCGAGGGCGGTGCCGGCGGCTTGGGCGCCACCGGCGGGGCGGGTGGGCGGCGGAAGACGCCGCGGGTGACGAGCTCGTACACCAGCGGCCCCGGGCATGCGGTGCCGTGGAGGTCGCGGTGCCCGACGACGCGGGTCGCCTTCGGGTAGCGCTTGAGCCAGACGTCCTCACGGAAGTCCTGGACGGCGTGCACGAGCTTGCGCGACGGCTGCTCCCCCGGGCCGACGAGCAGCAGGACGGCGCCCCAGAGCGCGTTCAGGCCAGCGTCGCCGTTCGCGCCCGACCTCGAGGCAACCCCGCGCAGCGGCCACACGCGGCCCTCCTGGTCGATCGCGACCTGGTAGGCGATGTCTGAGGCGCCCGTCTTCGTGCCGATGCCACCGGGGGCGGTGTGCATGGCCCGGTAGGACTCGAGGCGGCGGGCGACCTGCGTCTGCGTGAGGTCGCCGAGCGGTGCGGCCGAGCCGGGCCAGTGGACGGCGAAGCCGCGCAGGCGGTCCGGGTCGAGCGCGGCGAGCGCCTTGCGCGGCGCGGTGCGCGTCCAGTCCGCGCGCCGCAGGTAGGTGGTCACAGGGTGCGGAAGGTGCTGCCGCCCTCGGGCAGGTCGGCGGGGACCAGCCGGTCGCCGGCGTCGTTGCGCGGGTCGGCGGTCGGGGTGACCTTGCTGCGGGCGAGCAGCGCGGTGACCAGGGGGACGGCGACGGCGGTGAAGCCGAGGATCGCGGTCCGCTGGTCGTCGTTCAGGCCGACGCCGAACGCGACGAGGAGGGCGATGACGGCGGTCACGACCGCGACGGCGGTCGCAGTGGAGATCAGGGGCTCACGGGTGGGCATGGTGGACTCCTTCGGGCATGACGAGATCGCCGTCCGGGACCGGGCGGCGCGAGGGTGGTGCAGGGGGTCAGTCGGTGGGGTGGTCGTGCTTGCGGTCGTGCTCCAGCAGGTGCGCCATGAGGGTGCCGGCGTGAGCGTCCTGGCCCACCTCTAGGCGCTTCAGGCGCAGGACGATGTCCTCCTGGCCCTTCAGCACCTTCTCCGCGAAGCCGTTACCAGTCGGCTCGGAGAGCTTGCGCACCTCGTCGATCTGATCTGACGCCTCGCTGGCGGCCTTCTTCGCGGCGGTCGCGGCGTGCCGGGCCTGGATCGACTCCTTCAGGAGAGCGATCAGGGCGAGCAGGATTGCCGTGAAGAAGGCCCAGGCGGGGGCAGACATACCGCCCTCCTTCAGCAGATCGGCCACATCGGTGAGCATGGCTCCCCCTTGCGTAAACGTTGAGCCTCGCCCCGGCCGGTCCACCCATAGGCGGCCGGGGCGAGGGGATGGGGGTCAGCTGCCGAGGTAGACGGCAGTGAAGCTGGACCGGAACGCGCCCGACACGGCGGTCGAGATGCTGCTCGTGGCGTCGTGCCACGCCTGCAGCTGCACGTAGTCCGTCGGGGAGCTGGCGCGGACCAGGACGCGGGGGATGACGGTCATCAGCGGGGCGGCGGTGACGGTGTGAAAGGCCTCGGAACCGTTGACGCCGACGCCGTTGAGCGCGACGCGGGCGCCGCGGCGCTGGCCGGTGCCGTTCGTGAACCATGCGATCGACCCGGACACCTCGTACCAGCCGAGCGTCTTCCCGATCCGGATCCGGGTGACTTCGTTCGCGTCGTGCTGCTCGTCGCGGTCGACGACCTCGGTGTCGAAGCCGACACCGGAGAAGTTGCCGGCGGAGAACGCCGGGGACGGCGTGCTCTGCACCAGGTAGCAGGCGGGGCGCTTGAGGTCGAGGAACTCCCACATCGCGACGAGGTCGGAGTTCCACCGGCCGGCGGTGATCCGGCCGCCGACTGCGGCGGCGGCTGGGCTGGGCTTGGTTGCCACGGCGCTCCTGTCATGGTGCGAAAGTGGCGGCGAGCCAGACGTCGATGGGCTCGCCGGCCGGGTGGGCTCGGGCGATGGTGGGGGCGACGCCGCGGGCGCTGAGGGTGAGGGTCTGCACGTTCTGGCGGGACTCGCTCGCGCCTGCGGTTCCCGTCCACGACCCGCCCGGGCTGGTGCCGTCGAAATACGCGCCGGGCCCGGCGGTGGTCGGCTCGACGAGTACGGAGTCGACCCAGCACTGCCGGCCGGAGGCGACCGACTCCTCGTTGCCGACGCCCAGGTCGTGTGTGGTGGCGGTCGCGGTGAACGACATGGCCAGCCGCGTCCATGCGGCCTTCGTGGTCCCGGAGGTGCGCGGCGCGTAGGTGACGGTGCCGCCGGTCCCTGCCCGCTCGAAGATGCGGACTGCGGGCGAGCCGAGGGGCACCCACACGTCGAGCGAGCAGGAGTAGCGCTGCCCGATCGTGAGGCCGGTGAGGACGAGGAAGGCGCCGGAGGCCTGCGCGGCGGCGGACGGCCACGTGATCCGCATCGACGCGACCCCGGAGCTGGCCCGGACGGTAGAGCGGGCGACGGCGCTGGTGACGTACCCGGACGTCGCGCCGGACCAGAGGGGGCCGAAGGCGTTCTCGAACGAGGGCGCCGCGGCGAGGTTGCGCCGCTGCGCCGGGGTGGTGGCCAGGCTCGTGGACGGGCTGCTCACCGCGGAGACGGTGACCCGTTCACCACCGAGGTCGAGCGAGAACGGCATGTCACCACCGGCGGTGGTGAACGGTGTCCCGCTCGTCACGGTGACGCTGGTCGCGCCAGCGGTTATCGCGTGCGCGAGTTGGGTGCCGGGGTCGGCGGCGAACCGGCCGTAGGTGGCGTCGTCGAACCGAGCACCGGGCGGGTCGTCGGCGGGCGTGCAGTCGAAGGTCAGCACGGCGTCGGTCGCCGACCAACGCTCGGACCAGCCCTGGACGTGCACCTCGGTGTAGCTGGCGCCGAACACGGTCGACGGCAAGCCGGCGATCCGCAGCCGCGCGCCTGGCGCGAGGCCACCGAGGAGGAGTTCGTACAGGTCGGCGGTGGAGGTGGAGAGGTCGACCTGCAGCTGTGCCAGCCGCAGGCGGTTGCTGGTGAGCAGCCGTCCGGCGGCGAGCGAGTAGGCGTCCGCCGAGCTGGCCGCGGCCGTGTCGAGGGTGATCTCGCGGCGGGCGCCGCCGATCTCCGCTGTGGTGTCGACGGCGGTTGCGGTGGCGACCGGGCTTGACACGGTAACGCGCGTCGGGCGGGTCTCCCCCGAGCGTCGCCACACCGGCGGTGAGCTCGCGTCGTCGTCGAGGTCGAGGGTGACGGTGGCGAGCACACTCGAGGGCAGGGCGTACTCGGGTGGGACGTAGGTGAGGACCCCGGCGGGGGTCTGCCAGACGTACCCGCCGGTGGTGCGGGCGAGCACCTGCATGGCGTCGAGCACGGTCCGGCCCGCCGTCGACGTTGGCCACACCATGCGGCGGGTCTCCCGGGCCCACTTCCCCGGGTCCGTGCCGGGCGTGACGGCCGTCGACGGCGCGACTGCGACCCACGTGTCGGTGCCGTGGGTGACGACGGCCCCGGTGGCGTACGGGCCCGCTGTCCAGGTGCCGGCGACGCCGACGGGGGCGAGGCCGGGGTCGACGAGGGCGGCGAGCGAAGCCCACCGGGCGAGGTCGGTCACCGGTTCCGGGGCGGAGATGTTGGCGGAGCCGATGCCGTCGAAGCCTTGGATCGTCAGGCCCGCGAGGTCCATCGGCAGGTTCCGGACCTGCCGGCCCTCGGCCGAGGGCGAGCCGATCCCGCCGAGGTAGAGCGCCGTCGCGGCCCGCATGATCACTGTGCTGTTGACGGTTCGGCCGTCGAGGACGACGTTCGTGCCGAAGACGCCGTCCCAGGCCAGGGATAACCGGTGCCACTGCCCGTCGGCGATCGAGGCCCGCAGCGTCGTGTACGTGTTCGTGGCGGGGTCGATCAGGTAGAGCGCGCTCAGGCCGCCGGCGAGCCCCACGGCGACCTGCAGCAGGTTCCGCCCACCCTGGTAGACGTCGAGCACGCCGAGGTTCTTCGACGGCGGCGCGACGAAGCCAGCGGGCACCCGGAAGTACAGGTCGACCACCTTGACGTCGCCGCCGCCGGGCACCACCCGCAGGTACGGCCCCGAGTAGACGTTGCTCACCCCGAAGGTGAGCATCGTCTCGGTCGCGATCCCGCCGTCCGCGGTGCCCGCGGTTGCCGTGCCGAGGCGGCTTACGGCGGGCACGAGCGTCGCCGTTCCCAGCTGGCCACCCGGCGTCGGCACCCCAACGTTCGCGAAGGCGGTCACGCTCTGCGCGCCGCTGAACGAGTAAACGTCGACCCACGAGCCGGCAGCCAGCGCGCGGGTCACCGCCTGCTCGAGCTGTTCGGCCTCGAGCTCACGGTTCGCCAGCGCGCCGAGCGCGTCGCTCGCCTGGACGGTGACCACGCCGTCGTAGGCGGCGCCGGTGGGGAAGTCGACGTCCCAGGTCGTCACCTTGCCGACGAACCGGACGTAGGACGCGCCGGTGCCTGCATAAGTGGTGCCGCCGTACGAGCCCGCGCCGTACACGGCGGTGCCGTAGGTGGCGGAGCCGTACGTCGCGCCGCCAACCGCGGGCCCGCCGAGGACCACGGTCATGCGGACCGGGTTGTCCTCGGTGATATACGGCCAGTACGGGGAGGCTGGGTTGTCCGGGGTGAAGCGCCCGTCGCCGTTGCGGAGCTGGAAGTCGAGGGTGATCGCCTCGGGTTCCTGGAACTCCGTGGGCCGGCCGAAGCGCAGCTCGGTGTCGTCCTCGCCGACCACCCAGCCCGTGACGTCGGTCCAGGTGCCGGGGGCGAACTGGACCTCGAAGACGTGGGCGGCCGGGAGGCCCGTCATCGTGCGCCCGCGGCGATGGTGACGCCGCGGCCAGCAGTACGGCGCTGCGCGACGCCGAGCACGCGCGCGATGTGCTGCTCGTTGCCCACGAGCGCGCGGTTCAGGTGAATGTGCGTCTCGGTCCGCGCCTGGTGCGGCACGAACCGGGGGCCGCCACGGCCGCCGGCGGGGCCGGCGAACGCCGCCCGGGAGATCAGGCCCGCGGCGGTGCTGGTCACGGGCGCCGCCTGGCGGTCGAGGCCCATGATCAGGCCGGCCCCGATCTGGTCGCCGATGCCGGCGAAGACGACCGACGGCGACTTGATCCCCAGCGCCTTGCGCAGGGCGGCGGCCATGGCCTGCGCGAGCCCGGACATGATCGCCTCCAAAGCCTTGCGCTGGGACTGCAGGCCCTTGACCAGCCCCTCGGCGGACCGGATGCCGGCGGCGTACATGGCGTCGGCGGTGGTGTTGCCCAGGGACGACCCTGCTTGGCCGAGCTGCCCCTGCAGCCGGTTGATCTCGGCGATGCCCTTCTTCCCGGCGGCGAGGATGCCTTGCGCGTAGGCGAGGCCCTGCTCGGGGCCGGCGGCGGTCAGCTGCTTGAGCGCCTCGACGCCGAGGCCGCGGCGCTTGAGCTCGGCCATGGCGTCGGCGAACTTGCGCGCGGCGACGACGGACTGCCGCAGCTTCTCGGCGATCCCACCGAACGAGCGGTCGTCGGAGGTGGTGACGTTGCCGGACTCGATCGTGGACTCCCACGTCTGCCGGGCGAACTGGCGGGAGGCGTCGCGCAGGCCCTTGAGGTCGGCCTGCGCCTTCTCCAGGCGCTTGATCACGGCGTCGTGCTGGGAGGCCAGCGGGAGCAGGGTCCGCGCCGTGGTGGAGACGATCCGCCGCCCGACGGCCGACCCGAGCTTCGTCACGTCCTCCATCAGGAGGTACAGCCGGGCCCGGACCTGGGCCCGGGTGCCGGTCAGGGCGGCCATGAGCCCGTCCGAGAGATCCTTGCGGAGGGCGTTCAGGGCGGCCTTGCGCGCGGCCTCGCTCGCCTTCCGCGCGGCGTCGCTGCTCGCCTTCCGCGCGGCGTCGCTGCTCGCCTTCGACGAGGACGCGGCGTCGGCGATGCCCTCGTACCCGGTGCCACCACCGCCGCTGCCGCCGGACGGCGCGGTGGTGCCGCCCTTGCCCTTCATCTGCGCGTACACGCGGGCGGCGACCCGCTGGCGGGCCGAGGGGTCGGTGTTCTTCGGTCGCTCGAAGGTGCGCATGAAGTAGGCGGCGGCGTCCGCGGACGACGTCATGCCCTTGAGCTTGCCGAGGTCGCCGGTGAATGCCCCGGCGGTGCCGGGCGCCTTGCCGAGCTCGCGCATGAGGTAGTCGAGCTGGGTGCCGAGGTCCCAGGGGTTGCGCTTGCCCTTCGTGGCCCAGGACTGCAGCTGCATCCACCGCTCGCCGAGCGACCACTGCGCCAGGCCCCGGCCGGGGCCGCCCTTCTGGATCGCCTTCGGGTTCAGCGCGGACTCGGCGATCAGGTTGGCGATGACACCGGCGCTCGAGGCGTCAGTGAATCCTTGACCCTTGAAGTAGTTCCAGATCTTCGCCTGGTTCGACCCACCCGAGAGGGGCGTGTTGGCGAGCGGCTTGTACCGCGAGTCGCCGCCGCTGCCGCGGGCAGCGCCCGGGACCTGCGACTCGTACACCGAGCCCGACGGGTCGCCGGTCGACGTCATCGCGATGGTGATCGTCTTCGTCGAGTTGATCGCGTCGAGGGAGCGGTTCACGTCGTCGGCGAAGGCGTTGAACCTGTCGCTCGCGTTCCGCAGCTTGTCGCCGATCTCGGGCACCCAGCCGAAGGCGTCGGCGGCGGCCATCAGCAGGCCCTTGAACACCTGGAGCCCTACCTGCATGAGGAACTTCAGCGCCGGCACGACGACGTTGTTCAGCACGGGGCCGATCACGTCGAAGGCGGCCTTCAGCCGGCCGAGGCCCTCGACGACGAGCATCTTCAGCCACGGCAGGAGCAGGTTCGAGACGAACGCGCCGAGGATCTTCAGGGCGGCGCCCGCGGCCTCGAAGGTCGGGGTGCCGACGCCGAAGTTCTCGACGAGCGACTCCCACGCCTCGACCAGCGGCGGCAGGACGGCGGAGCCGAAGTCGGCCAGCGCGGGCGACAGGCTGTTCGACCAGTAGTCCCCCACCGCCTCGGCAGCGCCCTGCAGCACCGGCATGACCCTGCCGCCGAGGTCGTCCAGGAAGGCCCGGACTGGCTCGCTGTTCTGGTACAGGTACGTCAGGCCACCGGCCAGGGCCCCCACGGCCACCACGGCGATGCCGATCGGGTTCGCCAGGGCGGCGAGCGCCGCGAGCCCGCTCGAGGCCAGGGAGAGGCCCTGCATCGCGACCACGACGCCGGCGATGGCCGCGGCGCCGAGCTTGAGCTTCTCGCTGTTCTCGTCGACCCACTCCGCGACCTCGCGCAGGGCGGGCAGGGCGGTCTCGTGCAGGAAGTCACTGGCGGCACGCCAGGGCCCGACGAGGTGGTCGCGCAACGCCTGGCCGTACCGGGCGAAGGCGGGGACGCCGGTGTCGGCGAGCCAGCCGGTGACCCGACCGGCGACTTCGATCGAGCGCGTCAGGCCGCCCTTGAGCTCGTCCTGCACGGGCAGCAGCGCGTCGGCGGTCCCCTGCTTCAGGGTGTCCATGAGGGTCGACCAGAGGCCGTTGAGCGTCTGGGCCTGCTTGCCCATCGCGCCGCCGTAGTCCTTGCGCATCTGCGCCTCGAGCGCGGGGAGCACCTGCTTCGCGACGAGCTTGCCCTGCTCGCCGAGCTTCATCAGCTCGCCGGCAGGCTTGCCCAGGGCGCGCGACAGGACCGACCAGATCGGGATGCCCGACTCGGCGATCTGACCGAGCTCCTCGGCCGAGACCTTGCCCTTGGACATGATCTGGGTGACCGCGGTCATGGTGCGGCCGAACTGCTCCTGCGTCTGCCCCAGGGCGCCCGAGGCGTCGCCCCAGGCGGTCAGGAAGGGCACCACGTGCTCGGCGGCCAAGCCGGCGCCGAGCAGGGCCTTGCTGTACTGGGTGAGCGGGCCGGTCTCGAACGGGGTGGACTTGGCGAAGTCCTTCAGCTCGGTCATGAAGGCGGACGCGCGCTCCGCCGAGCCGAGCAGGGTCTCGAACGAGATCGCCGCCTGCTCATTCGCGGCGACGGTGCCCAGGACGGCGCGACCGGCGTCCTGCGCGGCCTGCGCGATGCCGCTGAAGGCGTTCGCGGCGATCGAGCCGAGCGCGACGGTGCCGATGCCGGCGCCGGACAGCGCCCCGGACATGCTCTGGATCTGCCGGCCCGTCGCGGCGGCATGGCGCCCGAGCTCGCTCATGGCCGAGCCCGCCGAGACGTCCTTGCCGAACAGGCTGAAGGTCAGGGAGCTGCCGGGCATCACAGTCCTCCCTTCGCGGTGGCCTTGAGCCACTCGTCAGCGTTCGCGACGTACAGACACCACACGTGGTAGGGCAGCCGGAGCACGACCTCCCACGTCACGCCGGGCCAGACGTGGGAGACCGGCAGGAGGTACTCGTAGATCGAGGCCTCTACGTCGTCGACGGGGAAGCGTTGTCGGGCTCCGCCGCCCCGGCGGCGCCGTCCGGAGCGGAAGCCGGCGGGGCCACCGAAGGGTCCGCGGCGTCGTCCTCCTCCTCAGCGCCGTCCCCGGGCTCGCGGACGAAGCTCAGGCCCATCACGGGCACCTTGAGCACCTGCTGCCAGGTGCGCGGCTTGCCGGCGGCCGACAGGCTGAGGAACAGGATCACGGCGAGCACGGTGGGGTCAGGGTCCTCGGGGTCGATCTCGATCGCCCCGATGTCCTTCATGGAGAGCCCGGCCTGCAGCTTCAGGGCGATGAGGGCGCCGATCTCGGCGCGGTCGACGGCGATCAGGGGGACCTCGAGGGGCTCGCCGTCAAGGTCTGCGATGCGGAGCAGCATGGGTGGACTTCTCCTGGTCAGGGCTTGAGATTGCGGGCGGTGGTGTCGAGGGCGGCGGTGATCTCCTTGCGCATCCGGTCGGCGACGGCGCCCTCGATGGGGCGGGTGAAGAAGCCGGGACGGACACGCTGCAGACCGCGGCTGCGCGGCTCGGGCATGCGGCCCCAGAACGGGTGCCAGACGCGACCCCGCTCGATGGCCGCGAGGTCGGCAACGGGGCCGAAGGTGCCGGACCGGCGGACCTTGTACGTCCGGGCCCGGCCCTTCGGCATGGGGCCGATCTGCTTGCTGCGGACCCGCTTGTTCTTCGCGGCCTTCGACGCGACGATGCGGACGCCGACGTTCTGGCCGCTGTACGCCTGCTTCGTGACCACCGAGACGTCGGCGACCCACCGGTTGAGGCCGCCGGACTTCGGCAGGGTGGTGAGCGCCGACTTCTTGATCTCGGCCTTCGCGGGCTTGGTGGCCCGCTGGACGGCCTTGAAGAGTTCGCGGCGCAGGCCCTTGTCGCCGGCCTGGCGCAGGGCTCTGCCGACCGCGATGAAGTCGCTCGCGTCGGCCGTGATCCCCGCGCCAGGCTTGGTCACAGGGCGGTGTCGCTCGTCGTCTGGGTGATCCAGATCGGCTGCGCGGCGACGGTGTTGTCGAGCACGGTGAAGCCCATGTCGACGGTGATCAGGTCGCCGCCGTTGGCCTCCGGGAGCTGGGTGTCGAACCGGATGTTCGGGCACGCGATCTGCAGCTGCTCGGGACGGCCGGTACCGGCGTTCGTGGTGCCGACGAGGTTGATCAGCAGCGCGAGGTCGGTCTCGTTGAGGAACGCGTCCCGGTAGGTCACGCTGTCGTACTCGAGGGTCATCGACCCGGAGATCGCCCGCATGCCGACGGTCGGCTTCGCCTTCCGGCCGCCGCCGCCGAGGTTGTACCGCTCGACGTTCAGGTTGTTGTTGATCGAGATCGACGCGGACCGCACGCTGGCGGCGCTGGCGCCGGTCACCGTGGCGAGCGCGGTGGTAGTCGGCGCCGTGAGCGTGCCGCCGAGGGAGATCGACGCCACGGTGAAGGGGAACAGGTTCACCGGGGAGCCGGTGTAGGTCGGGGCGACGTAGCCCTGCGCGGTGGTCATGTCCCCGGCGTCGATGTTGAACGTCGCCTGCGCGAGGTCGCTGTTCGGGATGGAGAACTCGAGGGAGCCGACCATGCAGCCGAGGAAGGTGTAGGCGTCGACCGTGGCCTGGTCGACGCGCGGGATGCCCTTCTGCAGCGTGAACGACGGCGGGACGTCGGCGAGGGTGAACACCTGCTGGTAGGCGGTGGTCGCCGCCACGACGGTCGAGGTGGCCCCGCCGAGCGCGGCCTGCAGCAGCAGGCCGCCGCCCTTCGACGGCCACTCCACCTGGAAGGTGCCGGCCCCGCCGGCGGAGGCGGTGAACCGGCGCCCGGACCGCGGGACGCGGCTGCCGACCCGCAGGCCCTGGCCCTGCTTGACGTTCTTCTGCCAGTTCACCGACTCGCTGATGAACTCGTAGAAGCGCGTCGGCGCGACGTACGTCTTGTACGTCGACTCGGGGACCGAGATCCCGATCGAGCAGTCCTGGAACGTCGCCATGGGTCAGGCCTCCGGGTTCTGGTTGCCGCCGGGGGTGGCGGGCGCGGGGGTAGCGGTGGTCGCGCCGTCGCCGGCCTTCGCGGCGTCCTCGCGGGACTTGAGCCACTCGTCGTGGGCCTTCTTCGTGGCCTTCTCGTAGTGCTCGGCCTGCTGCAGCAGGCCGGTGCCGGGGTCGTACGCCTCACGGCGCACGACGATCCCGTCCTCCACGACCTCGCGCACGAGGTGCGGGGCCGGCTGCTCGGGGTCCTCGGGGTCGACCTCGGTGAAGTCGGTCGGCGGCTTGCCGGCCCGGGTGTCGTCGACGGCGAAGTAGCCGCCGGCGGGCACGAAGCCGACGAAGGGCACCGAGAGGTCCCCGAGTGGGGAGACGTTGCGCAGGTACGTGGTCACGAGGGCTCCTAGGTGCGGACGGCGGCGGTGATGGTGGCGGTGACGATGGAGCGCCGGCCCTGGCCGGTCTCCTCGGCGTCGTCCGGCTCGGTCAGCTCGTAGCCGGACACCCAGGCCTCCCGGCAGGTGCCGGTGAGGGTCTCGTTCCCGGGGACGCGCAGGTGCTCCTCAAGCACGTCGAGGGCGGCGAGCGCCGCCTCGGTGGCGGGTTGCTGCTGCTCGGCGCCGCCGAAGCGGAAGCAGTCGAAGACGACGTCGAGTTCGATCGCGTGCTCGCGGGAGCGCCGCGGGCCCATCGTCGGCCGGGACACGGTCACCCGGGCGTCGCCGACGAGCACGACGTCCTGGGCGGCGACTGCGCCGGGGGTGCCGTAGGCGGCCTGCACCGCGCTGGTGTCGGGGAACAGGGCGCCGATCAGGGTCACCACCGCGGCCTTGACGGCGAGGACGGGCGCCGGCATCAGAAGCCGGCCGCGCGGTGGGGGGCGATGAGTGCCTGGACGGGGTACGGCAGGGCGTAGCTGGAGCCGGGAAGGAACTCGGCGTCGGCGCCCTGGCCGTAGCTCGGGTGTGGGCGCTGCTGGGAGCGTGTCCAGGCGTTCTCGAGGCCCCGCAGGATCGCGAGGCGGGCCCAGGGCGGGGTGACGGTGTACCCGGCGCTGTAGACGACCACGACGCCGCGTACGCGCATCGTGAGCCAGCTCCAGGTGCCGTACTGCCCGCGGCGGAGGATGCCCGCCTCGGCGTCGAGCTGCCAGTCGCTCGAGGTGAGCGCCCGGCCGTCCTCGGTGACGCTGGCGACGGTGAGGTAGCGGAATGGGGCGCAGGCGGTGCACGCGCACGGCACGCGGTTGAGCAGGAGCTCGCGCCCCACGGAGGTGAACGCGGTGGTCGTCGTGACCGGCCGCAGGGGGCGGCCGAGGTGGGTCTCGACCGCATCGGTGATCGCCTCGACGAAGGCCTCGACCTCGCCGTCGTGCTGGGTCGAGGTCGCCGGGAGGTTGAGGTGCGCCTTCGCCTCGGCGAGCGAGACCAGCACGCGACCAGGCGGCAGCACGCTGAAGACCTGCTCGTGCTCCTCGCGGGGGGCGCCGCCGGTGATGCCGGTCGCCACCCACCGGGCGACGTACCGGCCGGCCTGCGTTGTCGTGTGGACGGCGCTGTAGAGGCCGGTCGCGGGGTTGGCGACGGTCGGGGTCACCGTGGTGCCGTCCGGCAGGGTCAGGGTGAGGACCACCGCGGCGGCCGACGCAGCGGCGCCCGTGGTGCCGCTCACGAGGATGCCAAGGCCGGGGATCGGGTCTCCCAGGTCGATGCTGTTGCTCACGGTCGCGCCGTCCTCTCGATCCGATCAGGCATAGCCGCCCACTTATGGGCGGGTCAGTAGGCCAGGACGTCGTACGCGACGGTCGAGGTGTCGGACGCCGAGGTGGAGGTGACCGTGAACGACGCCCCCACGGCCTTGGCGGAGACGTAGACGGCGCCGGGGGTGCCGCCGATCGTCTGGTGCGAGAGGCGGATGACGCTGTTCGCGGTGATGGCGGTGTCGGCCACGGTGACGGTGCCGCCCACGAGGACGGCCGTGCCGGACTTGACTGCGCCGGTGGCGACGGAGCGCCACCGGGTGCCGTCCGCGACCACGGGGCCGATCGGCAGGTTCCCGGCGTTGTTGTTGTACGCCTGGTCGCCCACGTTCTTCTGCAGCGCGGTGGAGGTGTTGACGTTGACCGGGAGCCCGAAGGAGCGGGACGCGACCTGCCCGGCGCCGTTGGCGCCGAAGCCGGACGGCCCGGTGAGGCCGTGCGCGGCCTTGACGTCCACGACCCCGGCTGTCTCGACGACGAACCAGCCGGACACCTGCCCTGCGGTGCACCGGACGCCGTTCAGGTACAGCGCCACCGGGTTCATGTAGAAGTCGCCGATCGCCCATGCGGCGCGGTCGACCATGAGGTCCTTGACGAACACCGCGCCGAGGACGCACGAGGCGTGGGAGGTCTGGATGAGCCCGGCCGAGGTGGTCGCCACGTTCAGGCGGCAGTTGATGACCCGCATGGTCGCCACCGACGGGTACGCGGACGCGCCCTGCATGAGGATCGCGTACGTGGACGCGGGCGGGGTGAAGTAGGAGCCCTCGAAGGTGATGTCCTCGATCACGGCGCCGGAGGAGATGTAGCAGGCGTGCTTGCTGGTGCCGGACGGCGATGGCGTCGCCCGGAGCGTCAGCGCCCGGTGGGTGCCGGTCGCCACGATGACGTTGTGGCCGGTCCCGGCGTTGCTGACCCGCTCCGCGGTGATGGTGTCGTGGATGCCGCCCTGGGTGCCTGCCTCTGCGGTGTCGCCGCCGATGTAGAGCGCCGACGAGGGGGAGGTGCCACTGATGTCCCGCACGGTGATGCGGCGGGCGGCGGTCGCGGCGCCGCTGGTTCCGGCGAGGATCTTGACGGTGCCGCCGGGGCCGGTGTTCGTGGTCCGGACCTGCTCGATGACGATGTCGGTGGCGTCGCCGAGGTTGCCGTTCAGGTAGTTGGCGTAGTCGACGGTGGTGATGGCGACCGAGTCGTCCCCGGTGGTGCCGTAGATCCCCGACACCAGGCCGTTGGTGCAGGCGCCGGTCATGTGCACGCCGTCGCTGGAGCAGGCGAAGGTGATGTTGGTGACCCGGAAGTTGGAGCAGGCGTACACGTAGACGCCGTACTTGCCCGACGAAGACGTGTAGGTCAGGTCGCGGACGTTCAGCCCGGTGACGTTCTGGAAGTACAGCGAGTGGAGGTTGTTCCCCGCGCCCTGCACGGACCCGCGGGCCCACGTCCCGCCGGTCACCGTGATGCCGGTGTCGCTGCCGGTCCCCGCGACGAGGGCGGCGTTCTTGACCATGTTGCAGTTCGAGCCGGACTTGAGGGTGATGGTGCATCCGGTCATGTCCAGCTCGGTCCCGCCGCGCACCACGATGGGCGCGCTGATCTGGTACGCCTCGCCCGGCTTGCCGAACACCCTGCCCACGGCGAACGTCGCGGCCGACGTGATCGCCGCGTTGATGGCCGCCGTGTCGTCCGTCCCGGAGGCCAGGCCGACCGACAGCCCCACCCCATAAGTGCCACTGAGGGCGGAGTCCGCCGCCAGCTGCGCAGGCGTCATGGTGGCCGCCGACCCGAGGCCCAGGTTCGTCCGGGCGGTCGCCGGCACGGCGAGGTCCGACAGGTTCGACGTCTTCTGCAACGACGTCGCCTGGACGGCCGTCGCTGCGCCAGCGGCGTCGAACGCTGCCGACGAGGCTGTGGCCGCGGTGCCGAGACCGAGGTTCGTCCGGGCCGTGGCCGGGGCCGGGAGGTCGGCGAGGTTGGAGGCCTTCTGCAGGGCGACACCCTGCGCCGCGGTGGCCGCCTGCAGGGCGTCGACCAGGACGGCGACCGGGTCGGTGCCGGCGGCCGGAGCCGCGTCTTCGATTGGCATCGTCGTACCTCCTTTCAGCGAGCGTTGATCACCAGGTGACGTGCGCGGTGCCGTCCCACCACTTCGGCTTCCCCACGGTGGAGTCGAAGCCGCTGTACGCGCCCACGGCCGACGCCGGGTAGGTCGGCAGGTTCGCGGTGGCGACCGCGGTCACGGCCGGGAACTCGACGAAGACGCCGGTCGAGGTGACCGCGGTCGTGAGCGCGGTCGGCGCCGGCGAGAACCTGTTGTCCGAGATCCGGATGTTCGTGTTGCCGCCGGAGTCGTTCCAGAACCGGCCGGGCTCGGTGAGGTTGATGAAGGCGTTCCGGTAGATCTCGGCGCCGGGACAGTTCAGCGTCGTGATGCCGCGGCGGGTGCTGAGGAAGTCGCATCCGGTGATGACGAGCTTGTCGACGTAGCGGGCGTCGACCGAGTACACGCCGCTCGCGCCCAGGCTGTTCGTCCAGGTGCAGTTCTTCAGCGTGATGTTGGCGAGTTGGTTCGTGGAGGTGCCGTAGATCCGCATCGACCCGGCGGTCGGGCTGTTCATCACCGTGAAGCCGTCGACGGTGAGCCCGTCCACATCGTTGGGCGCGGCGCCGGCCTTGACGTACAGCGGCAGGGCGGGCCGGGTCGTCGGGTCGGACGACACGAGGTTGTGCACGGCGGACCCGGTGATCAGCACGTTCGTGATCGGCTGGCCCACCTCCGACAGGACGTACCAGCCGATCTCGGAGTCGAGCACCGTGCACCCCGAGTACCGGATGTTCGAGCACCCGTCGACGACCCCGAAGCCCGCGCCGTCGCCGTTGCCGAAGGCGCCCGCTCGCGTGTACGGCGCGAAGCCGCGGGACGTGCACCCCTCGTACTGGACGTTGGTCACGCCCACGGTGTACGTGGTGTTCCCGGCCAGGAAGCCAGCCCGGAAGCCGTCGTTCGCCGACCGCACGTCCGGGGCCGAGCTGGCGTTGCACCCGGTGTAGATGATGTCCCGCGCCCAGGCGCCGTGGATGTCGAAGCCGGAGGCGAGCACGTTCATCGCCGAGCACTGCGAGTAGCTGATGTTGGCGGCGCCCTTGTCGGCGGTGAAGCCGTGCCGCATGTTGTTCGCCCGGCAGGAGGTGTACTTCACATCCGTCGAGCCGTCCGCGGAGAAGCCGTAGCTGTACGTCGACCCCACGGCGTTGTTCCAGGGGTAGACGGCGGTGCAGTTGTCGTACTGGGTCCGGTAGCTGGCGCGGACATTGAATCCCTCACGCGACCACGAGTTCCCGAGCTTGCCCTTCAGCATGACGTTGGTCAGGAAGCAGTCGCGGGTCCACTGCAGCTTCACCGGGAACAGGAAACCGGCGGCCTGCTGGCCGGTGAAGGCGGCGTGGACGTTCTCGAAGCCGCTGTTCGTGATCGGAGCGAGGTAGGCCATCGTCACGGTGCCGCTGTAGGTGTGGTGCAGCGGGTGGTCGAGGTAGACGGTCGTGCCAGCGACCTCGACGACCTCGGCGACCTCCTGCTTGCTGCCGGAGGCCGCGTTGCCCGCGGTGTCGGTGTCGTAGATCCACACCAGCCCGCCGGCCGCGATGCCGGTCGTCGCGGCCACCACCGGGGCGGCGTTCCCGCGCACCGCCCCAGAGGTGATCGTCGTGGTGCCCGAACTGGCCCCGATGATCGACAGGCACCCGAAGCCGTCCGGGTCGCACAGCGGCCCCAGCAGGACATCCGTGGCGAAGCTGACGACCGTCGTCGAGGTCTGAATGCGGACCTTGCCGTTGAGGTAGATCCTCCCCCCGGAGTACGGGAAGGCCGGCTCGACGACCACGCGGTACGACCTCGAGTGCGCACCGACGAGCGAGGTCAGTACCGCCTGGATCTGCCCTGACACGTCGGTGACGCCGTCCGCGACGACCTGGACGACGACGAGCTCCTTCGCCTCGTAGGGCAAGGACGTCCAGACGGTGACGCCGTCGCCGAACTTCCAACGGCCGGTGTCGGTCTCGCGCCCGATCTCGGACGCTGCGAGAACGGGGTTCGATGAGACCCAGGCGGCAGCGGTGCCCGTACGTGGGACGAGTTGTGCGACGGAGGTCGCCACGGGCGGTCCTTTCGGTGCATCGGGTCAGGCGAAGGTGCTCGGGGCCCCGCCGCTGATGACGTTCGCGAACGCCGTGCTGGGCGTGCCGCCGCTGATCACGTCGCTGAACACCGTCGCGGGCGTGCCACCGCTGATGACGGTGGTGGGAGCCGTCACGGTGCCGGGGTAGAAGACGCCGGCCATGATCGCCGCGACGACAGCGGAGTTCGAGCCGCCGAAGTAGTCGCCGCCACCGCGGTTCGCGTGCAGCCAGTTCAAGATGCTTGCGGCGTGCGCGGAGTTGCTGGAGTCCGCCGAGCCGCAGGCGGCAGCACCGTAGACCGAGGCGAAGGCCAGGTAGAGCGGCTGCTGCTTGCCGGTCCCGTCGAGGTTGTAGACCCCGCCGAGATTGCCCGGGAAAGCACCGCCGACCTGGCCCTTCGACCAGTTGCCGAGCTTGTTCGCCATGGCCTGCGCAACCGGGGCCGCGGTCGGGCCGTTCCAGTACAGATCGAGGTACAGGCGCCAGAGGCGCACGGAGTTGTACCCGAACTGGTACGCGGGGAGCCCGCCCGGCATGGAGTTGGAGTTGGTCCCGTCACGATTGCATTCGTTGGGGACCATGCCGGTGGTGAAGTTGGTATTGAAGTAGTTCACGATCGCGTTGTTCACGGTACGAATGGCAGTCCACCGGGTGTCGCTTGTGTGCTTCTCAAACTCCCATGTGTAAGCCGGGAACCAGTAGTCGGGGTTGTACCGCTGGTCGGTATTCGTCCACGGCGTCATGTCGCCGTTCTTCATCACGTTCGGCTGGCTGTGGTTCGCCGGCGTGATCTCGAAGTCCCGGATAGCGTTGATAAGCGTAGTCGCGGCGGCTCCGTAGTTGATCGCCCCGCCCGATCCCCAGATGCGATGCGCCATGAGGAGCGCCATTGCTGCATCTACGTCGCCGTCGGTTGCGCCGCCGAATCCGATCTTTACGCCACTGGCAGAGATCTTCCAGTCCATGATGCCATTGGCATTCTTGAAGTGATGGTAATACTTCCAGAGCCCGTCGAAGATCGCTTGCGCGCCAGAGTCGTACAGGCCTGCCGGCAACGCTGGGTTGCCCCAGATCGCCGTGAGGAGGAGGCCGTAGGCGATGCCCTCGGACACGGTGTCGTTGCCGTCCCCGGGACGAACGACGCGCCAGGCGTTCTGACCGGACAGGCCGGCAGGCATGCCGCCTTGGGACAGCATGGCGGTCTTCCACGAGTTGTAGATGTCCCGGGCCTGCGTCTTCGCGGTTCCCAGGTCCATCGTCGGGGCCGACCCGTAGGCGTAGAAGCCACTGGTCGACTGATCACTTCAAGTTGCGCCGGTCGGGTAGAGGTCGGGCCTGCCCTGGTGCTTCTGGTAGTGCAGGCGACTGTTCGGGTTCTGGTCCGGGTCGAAGATCGCGTTCTGGATGTAGTTCGCGTTCTCTGAGAAGTACGCCTCGTACGCGAGGACATCGGAGTTCGCGACGAAGAACTCCCACATCTTCTGCATGAAGAAGGTATTGTCTCCGTAGCCGTCGACCTTGTGCGTGCCCCACTCGGGCATCCCGAAAGGCTTACCCCGGGCGCGGGCGAAGTCGACGTAGTCCTGAATCCCTGCCCGGTGGGCGGGGCGCAGGGCATTTGCCCACTCGGCGTTCGTCTTCGCCTTCACGCCGAAGAAGTCGTAGTGGTCGACCCCGATGCCGTCCACGATGTCATCGCCGGGGTAGAGCTCGGTGATTTCGAGCGTGCGGTTCGCGACATTCTCGACCCGCCCCATGTACTGGCTTGCGGCGGCGGAGTCGAACCAGAACTTGAGGTTCGGCGCGATAGCTTTCATGATGTTGCGGATGCGTCGCCAGGCGAGCTTGAAGTCGCCCGCGGTCGAGCGCGATGCCGCCCACGGGTACCAGTTACCGTTGCACTCCCAGCCGACGCGGATGATGGAGTCGCCGCGGTTCGCGGCGAGCGCGGCGTTCGCATGGCCCTGGAAGACGTAGTCGTGCGAGCCGTTGAGGATCTGGTCCCACCGGCCGGCGGCCTCCCCGGGGAGCATGGCGAGGCCAAACAGGATCTTCCCGGGCCAGTTGCCGTAGATCCCCCAGTTCCCGGTGTTGGAGATCGTGGCCCAGGTGTCGCGGGGGTAGGAGTAGGCGAGCCCGCAGTCGATGGTGTGGCCGAGGAAGGTGCCGGCTGCCGCCATGCGGGCGCCGGACTGCGCCCCGCCGCCGGCCCAGATCCCGGAGTGCCACGGCAGGCCCGAGCGGGTCGGCCCCCAGAGCGCAACTGCTGCGGCGCCCGCGGTGCCCGGGGTCGGCGGTGGGCCGTCGTCCGGCGGCGGCGCTTCGGAGCTGTCGGTGCTGGCCGACTTCGCGTTGGTGATCTTGACGGCGCTGGCGACGTTCTGCCAGACGGCGAGGCCGGTCCGGCGAGCCGTCTTCCCGGCGGCGGTGGCCCCGACGTCGATCGTGCCGATGGGCGAGCCGTTCCAGTACGCAGTGACGGACTGGCCGCGCCACTCGATCCGGACCTTGCCGGCGCCGTTGCTCGAGGCGGTGCCGGCCCACGTGCGGTCCTGGTCGAGGAAGAAGCCGACGCCGTCCACCGACCACGTCGTGCGGGAGATGTAGACGCGCACGAGGTCGGACCCGCTCGCCCAGCGGAAGACGGCGCCGCAGTTCTTGTCCTGGTCGGTGATGCCCTCGACGTCGAACTCGACGTAGGAGTCGGCGCCGACGTCGGCGCCGAAGGTGAGGTACTGCCATCCGAAGGTGCCGGTCGGCTGGTAGTAGGCGATCTCCTGCGCGACCACCGCCGCCGTCGTGGTGAACGTGCGGTTCGTGTCGAGGGTGAGGTTCCCGGCGACGTCGCGAGCGCGCACGCGGTAGTTGTAGAGCGTGCCGGGGGTGAGGTTGGACAGGACGATCGAGTGCGTGGTCGCGCCGGTGCTGGCCGGGCTCGCGGTGCCGTAGGCGGTGGTCGTGCCGTACTCGACGATGCAGGTGCTCGTCTCGTCGGTGGTGGCGAGGATCTGCGCGCTGGTGCGCGTGACGGCGGTCGCGGAGACCGCGGAGACGTCGGGCGGGTTGAGGTCCGGGGTGCCGCCGGTCGCGACCAGCTTGACCCAGAGCGTCGTGCCGTTGGTCTGCGTGAGCGGCTTGACCCGGTCGGCGGCCGGCGCGCCCTCGGGGTTCGTGACGGGGTCGTACTCGACCACGGCGCCACTGTCGCCGGCCCGGCCCCACCGGCTGTACGCGAGGTAGCGGACCGGGCCTGCTGAGGTCCGGGCGGTCTCCTCGTAGAAGCCCTGCCCGCCGGCGAGGACGTGGTACGGCACGTCGTCGCCGAGCTTCGCGCCGGTGACGGCCTCGTCAGCGATCTTCACCGTGGTGACGGAGCCGTCGATCAGCGCGCCGGCCGCCGCCTGCGTGGCGAGGGTGGCGATCTCGGTCAGCCGGGCGGCGACGGTGGCTGCGTCGCCCTGCGGGTTCGTGCCGAGGGTGCCCTGCAGCGCCGCGACGGCGTCCTGCAGGTTGTTGACGTGCGACTCGGCGATCGGTGCGCCGGCCGTCTTCGTGGTGAAGCTGTCGATCGCGTTCGGGTAGTTCGTTGCCACCGGCGGGCCTCACTCTCGAAGGGGTCGAGCCAGTGCGTCGGGCGGGCCTGCCGTGGGTCAGGCCCGCCCGACGCGGTCTGTCAGCGCTCCCGGGCGGGCGCGGACTTGCGGACGGCGCGCTCGGTGCCCGAGACCCGCGCGGTGGCGGCCTCGACCTCGTTCGCGGTGTCCTCCCCGGTGCGCTTCGCGAGGTCGGGGTTCGCCTCGGCGGCACCCGGCGTCTGCGCCGGAGCCGGCGCGTCGTCACCGACGGTCGGGCCCGCACCGACGCCGACCACGGGAACGGTCAGCTCGTCGGTGTAGTCGATCCGCTCGGCCGCCTCCCGGGTGGTGGCCCGGATCGCGTCGGCGTCGGTGCCGTGCTCCTGGGTGAGCGCGCGGGAGCGGGACAGCACGGTGTCGGGCTGTCCCTCGGTGATGTCGCGCCCGGTGGGCGCGCCGGCGAGCTCGGTGTCGGTGGCGATGTACTTGCCCAGGCGCTCGACCCGGGGGTCGTCGGGCAGCAGCGCCATGTCGGTCCGCACGAGCGCGCGGGCCTCGTCGTCGGGCAGTTCCAGGACGGTGCCGGGCGCGGGCCAGACCTTGCCGTCGCGGGTGCCGCTGATCTGGGCGGCGAGAACGATCTGCATCGGTACTCCTTCGGGAGCGAGCGGAACGGGAGTCGGCGTCAGCCGCGGGTCAGCTCGCGCCGCCCTTGAAGGCCTTGATCGCGCCGGTGGTGTCGAGCAGGAAGCCGTCGCCGCGCAGCAGGCAGCGGTAGGTCTCGGCGTCGGTGTTGAAGGCGAAGTCCGTCGAACGCTCGAAGCGCATCGCCTCGACGAGGCGGACGGTGTAGGCCTCGTAGTCGCCGTACAGCACGCTGTTGGCGTTCAGGGCGACCGCCGGCATCGACATCTCGGCGTACACCGGGTCGCCGTCGAAGCGGTTCGGCGCGCCGACCTGCAGGCCGGGCTCCCAGAGGTAGACGCCCTGCGCCGACTTGAGCTTGCGCATGGCGCCGACCGAGGAGTCGCGCATCATCCATCCGGCCCCGGGGCGGTACGGCGTGGTGACGCTGTACTTCAGGTCGATCAGGTCGTCGACCGTGAACGCGCCACCGACGCCGGTGCCGCCGGTCTTCCCGACGGTGACCGAGGTCATCAGGCCGGTCGGCTGGTTCGTGCCGGTGCCGTTCATCAGGTGCGCGTCGAAGGCCATGCCGACCGCGCGCCCCGCCTGGCGCGAGACGAACCCCTCCAGGTCGAAGCCGGTGTCGTTGATCAGCTCGTGCGAGAGCTGGAGCATGACGCCGTACTTGTAGGCCGAGAGGGTCGCCTGCGCGAACGCCGGGTCGGACTGGGGGATGGTGCCCAGCTCGGCGACCAGGGCGGCGGTCGAGAAGCTGGTGACCTTGGGCATGACGATCGGCTCGCCGGTCGCCGTCCGCATGATCGTGGCGCGCGACATGATCGCCGAGGTCTCGATCATGTGCTCGAACAGGCGGTCGTAGAAGGTCGGGTAGACGAGGTTGCCGCCGGCGCCGGCGGTCAGCTTCGACAGCGCGCGGGCCTCCGGGGTGGCGACGTCGGTCGCCTTCGACGGCTTGATCTCGAAGCCGCGGGTCTCGCCCGAGAACATCGACCGCAGCTGCGAGGCGACCGCCGGGCCGTCGCCGCGGCGCTCCTCCTCGCGCGGGTTCTGCTGCTCGCGCTCGTTCAGGGAGCGGAACGAGGCGGTGATGTCGGCGTCGCGCTGGGCGGCCTTGGTCAGCGTCTCGATCCGCTGGTCGATCCGGTCGAGCTCGGCGGTGCGGGCCTCGAAGTCGGTCTGCTCCTCGACCGAGGGGTCGCGGTTCTCGGACTCGGCGCGCTCGAGCACCTCCTGCATGCCGCGGAAGGTGTTCGCTCGGCGCTCGATCAGGGTCTTGATCAGTTCGGACATGGCGTGCCCTCCAGGGCATGACGAGGGGCCCGAGCGGTGATGCCGAGCGGGCCAGGAACAGGGGTTGTGACGGTGGGTGTCGCCCTGCCGTCAGAGGGCGGTGCTGGGGTGTCGCGCGCGCAGACGGACGGCTGCACGCATCCGGCGCAACGACTGGTCACCGTCGGGGTGGGTGGCGCCCTGTCCCGTCGGCTTCAGGTCGATGACCGCGGCGGTGCCCTCCCGCAGGAGGACGCCGAGCTTGTTCACCTCGGCGGCCTTCGTCACCGCGGCGAGGTCGAGTCCCCGCTGCTCGGCGAGCGAGCGGAGACCGGTCGAGGTGTCGAGGTACGCGGGGTTGACCACCGGGGCGACGTCGACGAGCTGGATCGAGCGCAGCACCCGGAGCGGGAAGTCCTGCTCGGTGTACGTCCACTCGTCCTCGAGGACTCGGAAGGCGAACGACGAGTACCGGACGTCGCCACGCTTCGCCAGGGCGGCGAGGTCGCGCGCGTAGCCGGTCTCCGGCAGGTCGACCTCGTAGTCGATGCCGGTGCCGTCCGCGGACAGCCGGAGCGTCTCGGAGACCTGCCGGCCGAGCAGGAACAGGTCGTCGTGCTGGTACCGGGCGACCACGTCGCCGCGCTCACCGCGCAGGGTGGCCTCGTCGACCAGCCCGGGGGCGCACGACTCGACGTAGCCGCCGAGGTTCTGCGAGTAGGTGTTGAACTTCAGCGCGTAGCCGCCGAGCTTGCCCATGCCCGCGTCGGTGCCCGCCCGGAGCTGGACGGTGCCGGTCGTGGTGCGGCGTTCAGTCGTCATCATCGCCGCCCTTCGGTGTCGTGGCGGGGTCGCCGGCGGGCGCCGGCTGCTTGCCGTAGTCCTCGGTCCAGCGCTGGCGCTGCGCCGGGGTGAGCGGGGCGCGATCCTCGAGCAGGCGGGCCTCGTCGAGGGTGATCACGCCGGTGCCGAGGTTGATCGCGTGGGCCTGCGAGCGGGACATCAGGTCGGCCCGGACGTTCGCGTCGAGGTTGAAGCGGGCGTACTGCCCGCGGGGCAGCTGCGCGGTGAGGTGCTCCTCGATGCGCGTCGCCCACGGACGCACTACGCGGGCGTTGAAGCGGAGCTCGGTCTGCTCGAGGGTCTTGTACGTCAGCGAGTTGCCGGTCTCGCCACCGATCTCCTCCGGCGGGACGCCGTAGATCGTGGCGACCTGCGTCGCCGTGAGCTTCATCGTCTCGATGAACTGCGCCTGGTCGGCCGGGACGCCGATCGTCGTGATCTCCCAGTCGGAGCCGGTCAGGAGCACGTCGCGCCCGTGCACGGAGGCCTTGTACCGCTGCTTGAGCGCGTCACTCTGGGCGGGGTCGATCGTCATCTCGGTGTTGCGGACGTGCACGCTCGGGATCGCGCCGTTCTCGAACCAGTCGTACGCCGTCCGCTGCGCGGCGACGCCGGTCTCGAACGCGGACTTGAAGGCGGCCAGCGGGGAGATCCCGCGGTGCTTGCCGGGCTCGGTGATCCAGGGGACGTGCACAACCTCGTCGAGGCTCAGGCGCCGGTCATCGAAGAAGTAGGCCGGCACACCGTCGCGGTCTTCGACCTTCGTCCGGCGGGGATCGAGCCAGACCATCCCGGACGGCCAGCCGGTCGCGTCGCGGCTGGTGATGTACCCGAAGGCGTTGCCGTCGTAGAGCAACGACGCGACGCACCGGGCCTTGAAGCTGAACGCCGTCCGGTCGCGGTCCCGGAACAGGTCCGTCGAGGGGAGTCGGACCTTGGAACCGTCCGGCTGGTCGCGGTAGCGGTGCAGCGGCGTCGCCGCCACGGCGTCGATGATCACACGGTGCGCGGCGAATAGAGGGACCAGGCTTGAGGAGTCGCGGGCCCGCTGGTCGAGGCCCATCGCGAACGCCTCGGTGGCGCTCATCATCCGGGTCTCGGTCTTCGGGCGGCGGAACAGGCTCACGAGGCTCCCCGCTGGGGCGGCCGGTGCCGGGGCTCACCGCGGACGAGCTCGACGACCCAGCTCCACGCGAACAGGGCCAGCCCAGCTGCGACCAGTGCCCAGATCAGTCCGGCGCGCTGGTGGACGGCCAGGCCGAGGGCGGTGGTGAGCACGAGGATGCCGAGCACCTCGAGGCCGGTGGTGACACGGGCGATCATGGTCGACCTCCCGGTCAGTAGAAGCTCTGCAGCGGGTCGTACGTGCGTGCCGCACGGGTCGCGACTCCCCAGTGCGCGAGCGTGCACGCGACCAGGGGGGTGATGTCGGCGCCGGACTGGCGTCGGCCCCACGCCCAGGCGTCGCCGAGCTCGCGGCGGCGAGCGGACGCGAGGGCCTGCTCGAGCGGTGGCTGTCGGCGGTGCCGCAGGGTCGTGGTCGTCGCGGCGTCGTAGAACGCGCCGCACGCCTGCACCATGTCGCGGGCGGTGGTGACCACCGGCTCGACACCGGCGGCGAGCAGATCCGGGATCAGCGAGCCGGCCGGGCCGGACGGGTCGAGCACCACGGCGACCGCGCGACGCGACTTCGCCAGCTCGACGGCGTACGGCACCACCCAGTCGGTGCCGTGGCCATGCCGCACGACCTGGATGTGCGTGCCGCCGTCGCTGCGGCGGCCGGCGGCCGACACCGCGGACATCTGCCGGTCGAGGGCCACGTCGAGGGCGATCACGAGCTTCGAGTCGATGACCGACTCCGGGTCGTAGCAGCGGTTCCAGTCGTCGGCCCGGATGACCCGCTCGCCGGCGTGCCGGTCGACCCACTGGTTCAGGTAGGCCCGCCGGAACTCGACGGCGCTCAGGCTCAGGCGGGCCGAGCGCACGACCTCGAGGTCGATGGTGTGGCCGAGGGCGGGCATGCAGCGCGCCCATGCGTCCTCGTCGTCCGGGTCGGCGTCCTCGGGTGCGCTCCACTCGAAGTAGGCCAGGCCCGACGTCGTCTCGTTCTCGACCAGGCGCCGTCCCGCGTCGACCTTCGCCTTGAGGTACAGCGACTCCGGCGAGCCGGCGGTCGAGACGACCCAGAGCTGCGCCTGCCGGCGCGTCGACATGGCCGGGACGAAGGCCTGGTCGAGCCGGTCGTCGACCTGCGCGAAGGCCTCGTCGACGACGGGCAGGTCGAGCACCTTGCCGTGCCCGGCCTTCTCCGTGCTGGCTGAGATCCCGACCGACGAGCCGTTCGTGAACCGGATCTGCTCGCGGCCGCTCGCACGGGAGACCCGGAACCTGCCGCGCAGCTTGTCGCTCGCCTCGAGGTCGGTGACGTAGTCGTCTTCCCACTTCTCGCGGGCGTCCTTCTGGGTCTGAGCGGTGTAGAGGCACCGCTGCCGGCCCGGCGCGCCGCCCGGGCGGCTGGTGCTCGACCAGAACGTCGACATGCAGCGCTGCAGGAAGACGCTCAGGAGCAGCGTCGACTTCCCGGACTGCCGCGGGACGGTGAGGACCACCGTGCGGTACGCGGGCAGATTCGTCGCCGGGTCGATCTCGAGCGCAACGTCGGCGACCTGACGCTGCCACGGCATGAAGTCGCGGCCGAGGCCCCACTTCGTGAGCTCGGCGGCCTGCTTGCCCAGGCTAGGCCGGCTCGGCGTCCTCCTCGTCGCCCATCGCGGGGCCGCCGAGGTCCGGAGCATCGTCATCGTCGGTGCTCCCGTCCTCGTATCGCGCCAGCTCGACGAGGGTCGCGACCAGCTGCTTCGCCACCGCGGCGGTCGCCATGCCGGCGCCGTCGTCGAGGGTCCGGGCGAGGGTGATCGCGACGGCGGCCAGCGCGTCACCCATCGGGTGCCCGGTGAACATCGCGTCGATGTCCTTGCGGGTCTCGGCCTCGACGTAGCCGGCGAATCCGACGGTCTCGGCGCCGAGCGCGGCCTCGACCAGGGCGGCGACGTGCGCGGCCGGGGTCCGGCCGTGCTCCTCGGCCTCGGCGGCCAGCGCATCGTGCACGCCGTCGTCGAGGCGGATCGTCATGGGCTTGCGCGAAGCCATGTGCGCCCCTCTGCGACTCCAGGGGTACCCGAGGTACCAGCGGGCGGGTTCTGAGGCGCTTCGAGCGCGCTCACGGTCGTTCAGGAGGTGATGCAGGTCCCCCCGTCACGCTCCGGTGAGATTCTTCGACAGGGAGCGGGGTCATGGAGGTCCATGATCCAAAAACTCTCGGCCGGGAGGGCCGGATGGGGGCTTGGCTCAGTCGCCTCGACGGGAGCGTGATGCGAGCTCAGGGGTGTCGAGGCAGAGGCATCCGTCCACGCTGCACCCCTGTCCTGCGCCTTCACGGTGCAGGTCAACCCGGTGCTCGCACCCTTCGTGCCTGCAGGGCCGGCGAGGGGCAGCCACCTGCATACGCGGGTCGATGTACGTGCTCTGCAGCAGGCGCACCACCTCGGCGTCCCATGCACGGTGACGCCCGAACAGGTCGTCGGCTTCGAGCATGGTGGCCTTGGCCTGCTCGAGGAGGGTGGGCTCGTCGCGCCACCATGCGAACGCCTTCACGTGCCCAGCATGGGCGCTACACCTTGGTCCAGAGGGGGTCTTCGGAGGGTGCCTGCCTGGTGTCGGCGGCCTGCGCTGCACGCCACTGCTCAGGGGTGCGCTCGCCCTTGGCCACGTTGCAGCGGTGGCATGCGCAGCAGACGTTGTCCCTGGCGAGGGGGGCGCCGCCCTGTCCCAGCGGGATGATGTGGTCGACGGTTCCCCGCTGAGGGTGCCCGATGGGTACGTCGTAGATCACTTCGACGTTGCAGTACGCGCACTCGCGCTCCTCGCGCCGCACTCGAGCGGCGAGCGCGGTCCATGCCGGACCGGAGCGTCCTGGGGATCGGCGCGGTGCCCGCATCGACGCCTCCTGGGCGGGCATGCAGTGAGGCCCGGCACCGGAGGAGCGGTGACGAGCCTCTCTGACAGCTCTCGCGATTAGATAGTCGAGACTGTTGCAGCAGGTCAGAGCATTGTCAAGCAGGCGCGAGGTGCGTGGCGGGTAGCCAGCCCTGCACGACCGCCGGGTCTCCCTTGAGGGTGGTCACCCCGTACACCGTGCGGCCCTCCCAGCCGGCCTCACCGCGGCGCCACTGCAGGACGACGCCCGGCCACCGGCCGAGGTGGCCGGGTGGGTCGATGACCCAACAGTGCCGCGGGAGCCTGTCCTGCGGGTCCTCGTCGGCTCGCTCGGCGGCGAGGCGGGCGCGGAACCCGGCGAGGCTGTCCTCGGCCTTCCGTCGAGCGCTGACCATCGGACCAGTGTGCCCCGGCGGCAGGCCGCCGTCACGAGGCTGCGCGTCGGTCGATGGCCTCGATCCACTGGACGGCGGTGGCGGCGATCTGCACCAGCTCGGCGCGGAGATGGTCGGGGTCGTCCTCGGCGAAGGCCTCCGCGACCTCCTCGAGCAGGATGTCCCGCCAGTTGTCCGCCTCGGGGCCGTTCGCCTGGCATCGGGCGCGGAAGTGGTTGGCGAGGAAGGCGGCGCGGGGGCCGGCGGTGTGGCGCTGGAGCCAGCGGATGTCGGGCCCGGTGCCGTCGGGGTGGTTCTGCTCGCCCCACTTCGCGTCCTGCCGAAGCCGCTCACGGCCGACTTCATCAAGCACGGAGTGCGTCACGCCGGGACCTGCTGCTTCTCGACGCCGCGGAGACGTGCCCACTCGGCGCCGGAGACGCCGTAGCCGGTGGTGATGACGTCGTCGGCAGACGCCACGCTGTCCGGGTCAATTCCCGCTTCGTTGGCCCACTCGTAAAGCAGGTCGTCGCACGCTTCTGCGTCGTTGGCGAGCACGTCGGCGGCGTCCTGGGTGGTCCACCCCCTCGCCAGCGCCGCGGCGGTGAAGGCGGCGGTGTAGGGCCAGAGGTTGTGGCGGTTGGTGGCGCGGATCGCGTCGTCTAGTTCCTGTGACCGGTGGCTGTCGTCGATGTCGTAGGTGTTGAAGATGACGCGGAGGCGGTCACTGTGGGCGCGGCCGTGGGCGATGGCGTAGGCGGCCATCTGCGCGACGGTGCCTTCCGGTGTCCCGTTCTCGGGTACCAGGTCGAACCATGCGCGCTGGGTGGGCGCGGCGGCGGTATCGGGGGTCGTTGGGGTCACGCTGGAGCTCCGATCAGGGTGGTGTCGTCGAGGGAGTCGGGGTCGCGCTCGGACTGCTCGAGCAGGTCGAGGACGTCGCCGACGCGGTAGAGCGTGCGGCCGTCGTATGTGCCCATCGCGGCGAGGTGGCCGCGGTGGGCCCAGCTGCGGATCGTGGAGGCGGGGAGCCGGCGGCGGCGCATGATCGTGACGGCGGAGGCGATGACGCCGGCGCTCTCGAGGTGGGCGCGGCCGGCCTCGGACAGCCACTTCCGGCGGGCGAGCACGTCCCAGGTGGTGTGGCAGTTCCGGCACTTGATCATCGGTTCATCGAGGCGGGCCCAGAGCTTCCAGCCGCACTCGAGGAAGCCGTCGGGTTGCCGGATCGAGCCGCCGCAGGGTCCGGCGTACCAGAGCTCCTCGGGCCGGTCGATGACGCGCCACCCCTGATCGCTGGCGGCCTTGAGGTCGACGGCGAGGGCCGGCGCCCAGTCGCGGTGGCGGACGGCGCCGACGTGGCGGGCGAGCCAGGCCGCGGGCGCGCGGCCCGGGCCGGAGTCGGCCGCCTCGCCCGCGAGCGCCGCGGCGAGCGCTGTGGCTGACCGGCCGACGAGCCGGCGCAGGGTGACGGCGGCCTCGGCGGCGACGAGGTGCGGCATCGGCGAGACGTCGGTGCGCTTCCCGCCGGGGTCGGCGCGTCCCTGGCGGGCCTGGGTGGTGGCGAGCTCCTCGAGGAGGTCGGGCACCAGCTCGAGGCGGGTCTGCAGCTTGCCGGTGCAGTCGGAGCAGAGGAAGCCGCCGGAGCCGGTGGGGGCTCCGCAGGGGCACCGGGGGGCGCTCATCCCTGGCCCTCGGTGCCCGGCGCGGCGGCGGGCTCGGTGTTCGGCGGCTGGTGCAGGCCCAGCCAGAGGATCTCGGCGATCCAGTCCCCGAGGTACTTCGCGTCGCCGTCGATGGTCTCCCAGTGCTGCATGAGGAACGTGACCGCGTGGCGCAGCTGCTCGGGGGTGATCGGCACGCCGTCCGTCCCGGGGAGGGGCGCGAGGGGGTCGCCGTAGCCGGCCTGCCGGACGAGGTGCGTCCAGTCGGCGAGGCGCATGGTGACGGGCCAGTCGGGCAGCGAGGTAGGGCCGAAGCCGTCGGGGCGGTGGATGACGACCGGGACGTCGAGGCCGGCCGCGGCGACCGCCTGCCGGAGCCAGGACGGCAGGGAGAGGTCCCGGCGCGCCTTGACCTCGATCGCGAGGCCGACCACGTTCATGATGTCCCGGCCGCCCCGGCCAGCACCGGCGTCGGTGGCGTACGGGAAGCCGTGGGCGGCGAGCCAGCGGGTGACGAGCATCTGGGTCTGAGCGCCCCTGCGCTTGCGGGTCGGCGTCGGCATGGTGGTGCTCCGTTCGGTGGTGGCGGGCGCGGGGTGGTGCTGGCGGGTCAGGACGCCTCGACGGCCGAGGCGCGGGGCTTGCAGCTCGGGCACGGGCGGGGCCGGCCCTGGTCGTCCTCCCCCGCCCAACCGTCGAGGCAGTCGGGGTGCGTGCAGGTCGCGACGAGGCGCAGGGGGCGGCCGGTGGCCGGGTCGCGGTCGGTGGCCGTGGCCGCGCGCTCGTTGGCCTTGCGGAGCCAGCCGAGCCAGGCGCCGCGCTCGTCACGGGGCGGGCGGTCCCCGAACCGGGCGAGGTACTCCCGGGCCTCGGTGTTGAGCTCGATGTCCGGCCCTGCCGTCTCCTGCCATGAAGCGATGACCTCGGCCGGCGGCGGCGCATTTCCGCGCGCGTCACCTGCCGCCAGCCGAGACACGAGGGTGAGTAGGTAGGTATTCGGGTCGGGTCGGGCCGGGCCGGGCCGGGGCAGAACGAACTCAGGGCGAACTTCGCCGCCGGTTCGTTCGGTGTTCGCCCGAACAGGTTCCGAACCGGGAGGCTCGGCCGGGGTCGAGCCCCGGCCTGCTCTGGCGGCCCGAACGGCACGCATCCGCTCACGGGCGGCGGCCTTGTCGGCCTCCCGCTCGGCCTTCGTCGGCTGGAAGTCGTCCCAGTCGTGGAAGCGCCACCCAGCCTCGCCGTCCTGCTCGGTGGGCACCCACAGGCCGACATCGACGAGCTTCTTGGCGAGCGCCCGGGCGTTCCCGGCCCAGCGGCCGACCACGTCGGCGGGGATGAAGCCGTACGTGTCGTTGTCGGCCGACCAGGAGCCGGCGACGGCCCACAGGCCCATCGCAGGCAGGCCGGCGAGGCGGCGCTTGCGGTGGTCGTGCAGCTTGTCGTCGACCTTGAACCAGGTCATCGGTTGCTCCTCGGTGCTGGCCCCGCGGTGGGCGTGGTGGGTCGGGTCAGGTCGGCGTTGAGGCACCAGCGGTGGGGGGTGATGTGCCCGGGGTGGCCCAGGACGGGGCAGCACCGGGTCGTGGACGAGCACTGGCAGTGGCGGGGCATCAGGCGCTCACCTCTTGGTGCGTCGGTGCGGGGACACCGAGGACGGCGGCGAGGACGTGAGCGGAGAGCAGCGGGGGGACGGCGTCACCGACCTGGCGGAACCGCGCGGACTTGGTGCCCTGCCACGGGTAGGCCGGCGGGAAGCTCTGCAGGACGGCGGCTTCCTCGACGGTGACGCGGATGGAGTCGCCGTCGAACCGCGCCCGGCCGCCCTCTCGGTCGCGGTGGCCGGGTTCGGCGATACGCGGGTCACCCGCGACGGTGGTAGCTGGACGCTCGTGCACCCACTCGACCTTGTTCGATCGCTCGCCGAACATGACCGTCGGGGCAGGCTCGGTGATGTCGCGCCGGACCGGCGTTGGCCTGGTTGCCGTTGACGTAGACCCACTGCCCGCCCGACTTGGCGGTCAGGGTCGGGGCTGGCCGCTCGGAGGGGTCGATGACCTGGCGTGTGCCGTCAGGGCGCTGGTCGCGGTTGGTGTGCAGGAGCCAGCGGTGGTTGCCGTTGTCGAGGGACGCGGTGATGGTCCCGGCGGGTTCGTCCGTCGCGCGGACGGTCCCGTTGGCCTGGCGGACATCGCCCATCCCGACCCGCCACTTCGCGCCGACGTTCGTGTCTAGGGCCGGCGCTGGGTGGTCGACAGGCCGCTCGTAGCGCTGCAGCCCCTTCGACCCGTCGGTCGCGGTGGTGTTGTTGCCGGTCCGGACGGTCCAGGACCGGGTCTTCTCCGTGAGCGCCCAGGAGGGCCGGTCGGCGCTGAACTCGTTCCCGCCGGGGGTCTGCCTGTCCCCGCGGGTGTTCACCACGACGGCAGGGGTCCATCCCAGCGCGTCGGCCATCGACACCCAGGGGGCGAGGCCGCCGCCGAACAGGTCGCCGTCGGCGCCGTGCCATCGTCCGCCGTCCGGGAGCCGGCTGTCGTAGGCCGTGTGCGTGGCGGCCGGGGCGGTGACCGCCCGCTCGCGCGACGCGATGAGGATCGCCCGCTCCCGGGTCTGGGGGACGCCGTACCGCTCGGCGGACAGCGCCCCGGCCCATGCGTTGTACCCGAGCCCCCGCAGCCAGCGGGCGATCAGGTGCCAGAACGGCAGGACATCCGGGACCTGCTCGAGAGCGATGTGGGCGGGCTGGACGGCGAGCACCCAGCGCAGCACCTCAAGGACCAGCGGGGAGCGCGCGTCGTTCCAGGTGCCGCCGCCGTCGCCCTCTCCGGCTGGGAGCGGGCCGGCGTCGGTGTAGGGCAGCCACCGGCCGGCGCCGGTGACGCGCTGGGCGTGCTGGAAGATCGCGGCCTGGTCGAGGATGCCCTTGCGCTTCCCGGACCGGGACCACGCCTGGCAGGGCGGCGACATGATGAGGAGCCAGACGGCGGCGAGCTCGGTCAGGTCGAAGCGGGCGACGTCGGCGCGGACGCGCAGGTGCCCGGCGGCGTGGGCAGTGCGGCAGGCGTCGCGGTCCCACTCGACGCCGATGCTGCGGCAGGGCTGGTCGAGCATGCGCAGGCCGGTTGACCAGCCGCCGGGGCCGGCGAAGGCCTCCAGGACGATGCGCTCGTCGAGGGTGGTCGTGCTCACGCGGTCCTCGTCTCGTCGGTGTGGTGGGCGGGGTCACATGAGGGGTGGGTCTCCCACTGCTCGAGGTAGGCGAGCTCGGGGTCCATCGGCTTCGTGCAGACGCGGCACTTCGGTCGCAGGCGGGCAGCGCGGTCGCTGGCGTGCTTCCCGGCGGAGCAGGTGGTGCGGTGGTCGCGCCACGCGGGTTCCTGGGCGGGCAGCTCCCCGCCGCCGAGGACCCGGGAGCGGGTCTGGCCGCCGACCTTGACGGGTACGTGGGTGCCGGCGGGGTGCGGGTCCGGCTCGAGGGGCACACGGCGACCGCCGACCGTCAGGACGTACTTGACGGGTGCGGAGCACTTCGTGCACGTCTCGGCCACGGGGTCAGCTCCGGGCGGCCGAGGTGGAGTCGACGCGGCGAGCGCCGTGCATGACGTTGCGGACGGCGCGGGGATGGCGGGTGCCGGCGGGCCGGGCGTAGCCGCGGGCGGTGCTGACAACGGCGGACGCGACGCCGGCGGTGACCTCCCCGGTGGGCCGGTTCAGGAGGCGGCGGACGGTGGTGACGGCCAGGCCGGTCGCCCGGGCGGCGGCCGTGACGTTCCCGTCGTTCTCGGCGACGACGCGCCGCAGCTCGACGGCGAGGTCGCGCTGCGGCATCGACAGGTGCCGGGTGGTCGCGGCGACCAGGTCGGCGCGGCGCCGGGCGACGTCCTTCGGGTCCTCGGCAGGGAGGGTGTCGAGGATCTGCTGCGCCTGGTGCATCGCCGAGGTCCACTCCACCGGGCCGGCCGGGCGCTGGCTCACCTGGCGCCGGACCGGGGGAATCGGTGGGTGCGGGCGATCTCGAGGACGTCGACGGTGTGCCCGACGGCGCGGGCGTGCTCGTCGGCGGCGGCGTGGGCCTGCTCGACCGCGGCCGGCGACCAGGTGAGGCCGTTGTGCTCCCAGTCGCAGGTGCGGCGAGCGCTGTCGACATCGCTGCGCGGGGAGCGCGGTTCGGCCGGGGCGTGGGCGCACCAGGTCTGAGCGACGGTGCCGTACAGGGCGAGCACCACCTCGCGGGCGGGCGGCTTCGCGGCGGCAGGTCCCCACGTGCCGCTGAGGCTGATGAGGTCGCGGGGCCAGGAGTGGCGCCCGGTCCGGCGCTGCGCTCGGGCCACGGCGGCGGGTTGGTACGCCCACCCGCCGTCGGCGTCGCGGAAGACGCGCATCCTGGCCTCGACCCGCTCGACCGCCTGCAGCGCGAACTGCTCGGCGGTCTCGCGGTCGCAGAAGGCCACGCGGGCGCTCCCGTCGGCCTGGTCGCCGTCGACAACGAAGCACCAGGACCAGCCAGCGGGGTAGAGGTGGGTGAGGTCGCCGGGTGGCCCCGTGCGCGGGCGGCCGAGCTGGGACAGGAAGCCGAGCACGGTGCGGGGGGCGGTCTGGTCGGTGGTGGTCACGCGGCGGCTCCTGTGCAGGTGCAGGCGGGGAAGGTGCGGCTGGCGGTGGAGGGTCCGGCGAGGTCGCGCAGCGACGTCCAGGGGACGAGGCGCCCGCACGAGCAGGGGGCGGTGAACGTGATGCGCGAGGGCATGCGGCGCCGGCGGCGGGCGGCGAGGACGCGAGCGCGGCGGCCGGTGCGGCCGGGTGCGGCGAGGGTGCTCACCGGCTGGCCCCGGGGTCGGTACGTTCGGCCTCCTCGAGGCGCCCGATGCACTGGGTGCTGTTCAGGCGCGAGACGAACGACAGGAGGTCCCGCCAGCCGAATGGCCGCGCGGTGCTCCTGCGAGCGGGGTCGGCGAGCTCGGCGGAGGCGTCGGCCGGCTTGGGCTCGAGGTGGGTCCGCACGCCGGCGGCCCGCAGCGCGATGACGAGGTGGCGGCAGTGGGTGAGTTCGGTCTGGTGGGCCTCGCCACACGGGCACTCGACGGCGACCCACCACCGACCCGACACGTCCCGGGTGAGGTGGGCGTGGCTGGGCGGCGCCTCGAGGCGGCCGAGGATGCAGCAGCGGTAGATGATGCCGACCGAGCTCGTACCCGCCGCGCCATCCGGCTCCGGGGCGTTCAACGGGTCACCTGCGCGCGGCGGGCCCGGGCGGTGATGGCGGCGGCGGCCGAGCGGCAGGCGCCGCGCGTGTCGTGAGCCAGCTCGAGGAGCCCGGCGCGGACGTCGGCCGCGAGCGCGGTGGCGCCGCGGCGGTAGGGGCCGGTGATGTCGGCGACCCAGCGGCCGAGGTCGTCCGGGGGGCCGGCGGCGTGCCGGGGCGGTGGGGCGGCGGCGAGGCGGCGGCGCACCTCGACGAGCAGGGCGACGACGAGGGCGGCGGCGATGGCCCCGGTGAGGGCGATGGTCACGAGCAGGGCGTTCATGCGATGCTTCTCCTTGATCGAAGTGGCGTCACTGCCCGGGGTCCGCGTGCTGGCGGCCCCGGGTTCGCGCGTTTCGGGGGGTGCTCAGGAGGCACGGGCGGTGCGGCGGCGGCGGACGCGGCCGTGCTCGTCGCCGTCGGGGTCCGGGCGGGCGGGCAGCGCGGTGACGGTGGCGCTCTGCGCCTGCTTCGCCTTGATGTAGGCGACGACGCCGTCCTCGGGGTACCGCCAGGCGCGGTTCTCCAGCTGGAAGGCGCCCGGGATCAGGCCGGCGCGAGCGGTGCGCTCGACGGTGTACGGGCTGATGCCGAGGTAGGTGGCGAGGTCGTCGGTGTCGAGGAGCTTGGGCAGGCCGGCGGGGTTCGCCTGCTCGTTGAGGGTCGTCACGAGGTCTCTCCGTCGGTCGGGAGGGCGAGGCCGAGGACGGCGTTGAGGCGGGTGGCGAGGGCGGGCGTGACCGGCCTCCAGCCGTTCTCGAGGTTCCGGACGTGGCTCGTCGAGCAGCCGAGCCGCTCGGCGAGCTGAGTCCGGCTGAGCTGGTGACGGCGGCGCCGGTTGCCAATGATGAGGCCGGTTTCTCGGCGATCCTTCGTGCTCATGCCGCAGACTGTGCCGATCGTGTGCCACTGATGTCAAGTTTGGAGCAAACGAAAGCAACCAGTGGCGCTCAGAACCACCCGAACGGCGGACGCGGGTTGCCGAGGATCGCGGGTAGTGAAGCCAAGGCTTGCCAACTCTTGCGCGGCGGCTGCCGATGAATCACTGTCAAGGGGTGACAGACAGCGGGGACCACGAGCGCGCGAGACAGGCTGTGCTGCAGCGGATGTCGGAGTTCGAGCCGCGCATGTCGACGGCGACGCTGGCGCAGCGGGCCAAGGTCAACCGGGAGACGGTCCGCAAGTTCCTGAAGGACCAGTGGCCGCACCAGTCGACGCGCGCTGCGATCGAGGGTGCCCTCGGCTGGGAGCCCGGCACGCTCGAGCGGCTCGCGGCCGGCGAGGCGGCGCCGACAACGGATGCGGTGCCGGACGGCGTCGGGGACCTGCTCGACTGGCCCGACGGGCTGGTCGACGGCATGACGGAGCCCAAGCGGCGGCTGTGGGAGACCGAGGTCCGCGCCTACGCGATGCGGCGAGCGCTGGAGCTCAAGGGCGAGCTGTAGGCCCCTTGGGGCACGATGGGGCCATGACGGTCCTGACGCAGGTGGTCATCCAGGTGCTTCACGCTGACGACGTGATCCGCCGACGCATCATGGCGGGCGGCGACTTCTCCGGGGGCTCGGACCCGGAGCGCTGCTACGACTTCCGGCGGGTCGACCTGGGCGCCGGTGGCGGCCCGGAGCTGTACGTGCCCGACACCTTCGGCGCTGACATGAACCACATCCGGCGGGAGACGTTGACTCGCTGGTTCGAGGGACTCTGGGTCGACGGCGGCGGATGGGCCTACGGAACGGGCGTGCTGACAGCGTTCACGGAGTCGGAGGACCCGCTTGTCACGCTCGTGGTCGACGGCGTGGTGACCGGCAGGCTGGCTGGCCTGGTGGTCGGTGAACTGGCCCATCCGGCGTTGACTCACGCCTGAGGCCGGGTGTGGCCGCTGCTGGCCGGCCGAAGCAGCCGTGGGGCGAGCCAGGCGGGCCCCGCCGCCCAGAGCCCCCACGTTCGGACCATGCGGACGACGTCCTCGCATGCGGACGATCAGGGTCGTGTGGGATGAACCGACCGGGTTCGGGGCGGACAGGTCGGAGGGCACGTGGCAGGGGAAGGGACAGCGGGCGAGGGCCGGGGGGCCGGGACCTTCACGATCACGCGGGGGGCACTCCCGCACGGAGCGAACTGGTACTGGCTGGACGAGCACGCTCTCCTGGTGGTGGGCGAGCACCTGGACGCCGCGGCGATCGGTGCGGCCGTGAGGGAGGTGCTACTGCAGCGCGGCGGCCAGCTGGCTGCCGAGGCCGTGTAGAGCGGCCTCCTTCGCCCCCGGGCGAAAGTGCCCGTACACGTCGACGGTGGTGGACACGTGCTCGTGGCCGAGGATCGATGACACCGCGTGGATCTCGGCGCCGGCCGCGAGCATGAGCGACGCCGCGGTGTGCCGTAGGTCGTGCACGCTCGGGCGCACCGCCCACCCGCGGTCGGTCAGCAGTCGCATGGTCGGTATCCACACGCGGGTGTGGAAGGTGGCGTTCCGGACGACGGCGCCGCGGGGAGACCTGAACAACCAGCCGCCGGGCGGGGTGCCGGCGAGCGCGGCCCCGATGACGTCGGCGACGGGGGACGGTCGGTCGAGGGGGATGGTGCGGGTGCCGGCGCGCGTCTTCGGCGGGCCCAGCTTCATCGACCCGGAGTCGGTGTCCTTCCAGGCCTGCTCGACGTGCAGGCGCAGCACCGCGACGTCGTCGGTGACGTGCTGCGCCTGCAGGGCGGTCGCCTCGGACCAGCGCATGCCCGTGCCGATGAGCGTCAGGACGAGGCCCCGGTACCGGCCGTCGACCTCGCCGAGCGCGTCGAGGAGCTCGGCGACCTGGGTCGGGCTGAGGAAGACGGGTCGGCGCTTGAGGGTGCGCGGCATCCGCACGCCGCGGCACGGGTTCCCGGGCAGGTGGCCCCGCTCGACCGCCCACCCGCACGTGGCGGACAGCAGGGAGTGCCGGTTGGCGATCGTCTTCCCGGCGAGGCCCTGCTCGGTGAGGCGGTTCACCCAGCCGGAGACGACGTCGCGGTCGAGCGCGGTCAGGGGCAGGTCGCCGAGCGTCGGCAGGATGTCGCGCGAGGCCTCGCGGCGGTAGGAGTCGAGGGTGCCGCGGGTGACGCCCGTGAGGCTGGTGAGGTGCTCGCGCACGGCGTCGGCGACGGTGAGCGCGGTGGTCGCGTCCGGGGTGTCGTCGGCGTCGAGCAGGCGTAGGGCGGCGGCGGGCCCGAGCGCACGGAAGACCGCGAGCCAGCGGCTCGCGGCCTTCTCGTTGCTGAACGTCCGGACGCCTTGCCGGCCGTCGATCCGGTACTGCAGGCGCCATCGCTGCCGGCCGTCGGGGAGGGTCCGCAGGTTCACGTTCGCGTCGGGCACCCACCCAGATTGCTACCTGGGTGGTACCCGCCGCGACCGCTTCCGATGAAGTGCCTGGTCAAACATGGTGCGCGAGGGGGGAGTTGAACCCGGAACGTGCGTGCGGGGACTCCGCTGGTCTGCAGGAACGCGGGTGCAGCCGGGTCACCTGACGACCTCTGAGGCCACTTTCGGACCGCTGGGAGCGTGGTTCTGCTACCCCGGGTACCAGCTACGGGACCGGCAGGCCGAGGCGGCGCAGGTCGTCCGGGTCGGCCCGGGCGAGGAGCTGGGCCAGGGTCACGCCGAGCGCGGCGCACAGCTCAGGGAGCTCGTCGGCGTTGACCCGCCGCTCGGTGGACTCGATCTTCCAGATGACGTTCCGGTGCACGCCCATCCGCTCGGCAAGCTCGGACTGGGACAGGCCGGCGCGTGCCCGCTCGGCGCGGACGGCGCGGGCGAGGTCGAGCGCGAGGCGGTCGGACACCGGCGCACCGTTGCAGGTCAGAGGCGAGTTCTCCCGAAGGACTAGCGTGATTCACCGATTCGGGGCAAGGTGCTCCGTATCCGTGAATCACTTCCACGGATCGCCGAGCCGGCGCCGTCGGTGGAGGTCGACCCCCGAGCCCTTCCGCCGATGGCGCCGCCCAACGCGCCGCCCCACCCCGCGACTCCGGTCGCCCCCGAGGTCTGGGGTGGGGCGGCGCTGTCCGTCCCGGCCGTTCGGCGGACGCGCCTCATCAGTCGGACGCGCAGCGTGATGAATCACTACGGTCCGTGCGCATGAGACTCCCCCTGGCCATCGCCGCGAGCGCCCTCGCCACCACCCTGACCGCGGCCCCGGCCGCCGCCGCTCCCGCCCCGGCGCCCGCTCGCGTCACGCTGTCGGTCGCCGACGTGCAGCTGCCGAAGCGCGGGTGCGCGACGGCGACCACGAAGGTGCGGGTGAGCGTGGGCGGCACGCGGCCGTGGCTGATGTACGCGAACCTGCGGCCCTCGAGGATGCCGCACGGGTGGCGGCCGATCGAGGCAGCGCCGTCCACGGGGCAGGGCGACACGCGGTTTCAGATCAAGCTCAGGCTGTGCGCGGACTACCCGGCCGGGGAGTGGACGGGCGAGGCGACCCTGTTCGTCGACGGCCGCGAGGACAGCTACGTGCACGGCACGACGACCTTCACGGTGAAGCCGGCCCGCCGGTAGAGACTCCCCCCCCCGCACGACGAAGGCCCCGCACCTCCCGATGGAGGGGCGGGGCCTTCGTGGCGTCCGGGTGCCGGTCAGGAGTCGGCGATCTCGCGGCCGGTGCTGCGGGCCCAGTCCTCGATGTCGGTGCGCTCCCACACGCGGCCCTGCGCGAGCGTGGCCGTGGGCACGGGGAAGTCGGGCTCGGCGGCGAGCTGGTCCACGCGCTGTCGCGACAAGCGGAACATGGCCATGATCTCGCGGACGCCGACGAGGTGATGCACGGGCGTCACGGTAGTGCCGCCCCCCTCCATCAGCGCCATAGTCACTTGACTAACGGTAGGGCATGGTGGCGTACTAGTCACATGACTAGTAGCCACTTCTTCGAGGCGGCCCCCACCGGCGGGCGGGTCGAGACGAGCGACGTCGCCGCGGCGATCGTCCGGGCCTGGGTCGGTTCGCTGTGACCCGGGCACAGGTGATCGCCACCGCCGAGCACTACCGCGACTGGGTGCGGATCGACCCCAACAACCCCGAGTACGTCCTGTCGGTCCCCGAGCTGGTCGGCGGGCCGGAGGCGCTGCTCCCGGGCGAGTCCGTGAAGCTGCGCGTCCGGCGTGACGCGGAGGCCACCACCGTCACGATGGCCCGGGAGGACGACGGGTGGCTGTTCGGCTTTCAGGTCGACCGTCCCGCGGCGGTGCCGGCATGAGCGGCCGGTGCGAGTCCTGCCGTCACGAGCCGGTCGAGCAGGTCGTCGTGCTCGACGGCGTCGACTTCCGGGTCTGCAACCGCTGCGCTCCCGCCGTCCGGGCGGTGGCGGCGTGACCCGCCGGCCGCTGGCCGGGTGGCAGCCGGCGCCGCTCGGCGCCCGAGCCGTCATCGCGAGCGCCCTGCTCGCCTCGGTCGACGCCGTCGTCGTCGAGGTCGCGCCCGCGCCCGTCGGCCTGGGCGTCGTCGTCGGGTCCGCTGCGCTGCTGTACCGCTGCCGCCGGGTGCGGGAGCGGCCGGCCGCCCGGTTCCCGGTCAGCGACCCGGATGCCCCCACGGCGTTCGAGCTCCTCGACGCCGCGCACGGGCTCACCCCCACCCGCTGACCCACGAGAGAGGACCGGACGTGCCCACAGCCACCCGCCGGCGCGCCAGCACCACGGCGCGCAAGCCGCCCCGGCCGACGCGCGCCGCCGCCCGCAGCTCGAGCAAGGGCACCTTCGACGTCATCCCCGGGACCAACATCGACGAGTTTGTCGGCCCGTGGATCGTCAGCTTCGTCGCGATTCCCCTGGTCGGGATGCTCGCCCACCAGGTGTGGGGCGGCGGCGCGTGGCGGTGGCTGATCCTCGCGTTCGCGTTCATCATCGCCGGCTGCTTCGCGGTCGCCACGTGGCACGAGGCCGAGCCGCGCGGCCGGCGCGTCCAGGTCCGCGCCAGCGTCTCGGTCGCCTTCGCCTTCGCCAGCATCGGGATCACCTGCGTGATCGGTCTGGTGAGCCTCGACGGCTTCGTGCGCCCCTGGGCCGACGTGCACGCCATCGCGAACTTCGCCCTGTCTGTGTCCTGGAACATCCGCCGCTCCCGGGCGATCCGGGGTGACGGCGACGACGCGCACCCGGTGACTGACCGGCTCGCCGAGGCCCTCGGCCTACACCCGTCGACCACCGCCCGGGTCGTGGAGGACTCCCCGACCCGGATCGTGGCGCGGATGACCCACCGGTGGAACTCGGTGCGGGACCTGCAGCGCGTAGGGGAGGCACTGGCCCGGCTCAAGGGCCTGCCCGCGACCGGCGTGCGGGTGGTGCCGGACCCGGACGACTCCGGGCGCTCGACGCTCACCCTGATGAAGGAGGACGTCCTCCGGCAGTCGCTTCCGTGGCCGGGCCTGTCCCGCCCGGGCGGCAGCGTCACGGACCCCGCGCGGATCGGCGTCTACGAGGATGGCGGCGACCTGGAGATCGTGCGGCCCGGCCAGCCCGCGGGGCAGGACGAGGGCGTCGAGCCCCGTCCCTCCATCTCGACGGCGACCGCTGGCATGGCCGGGGCGGGGAAGACGGCCGGCGCCCTGTGCGAGCTGGCCGAACTTATCTCCCGCGACGACGTCGTGATCTGGTGGTCGGACACCTCGAAGCCGGACCAGGTGCTCCCCGCGTTCCGCCCCGCCGTCGACTGGGTGGTCCGGGACCGCGCCGGCACGCGGGCGATGGTCGCCGCGCTCGACCCCATCATCACGCACCGGGCGAAGGCGCTGGCGTCGATCGGCCTGACGGAGTGGACCCGCCGAGCGTGGACCGAGCTCGGAATGCCGTACCTGTACGTCGGCTTCCAGGAGGCGGCCCGGGTCCTCGAGGATCTCGGCACGGACATCGTCCGCGTCGGGGAGGCGACCCGCTCCGTCGGGATCAGCCTGGACTTCTCCCTGCAGCGGCACAGCGCGACGAACATGCCGACCGACCTGCGGGCCGTCACTGGCTCGGGGTGGGCGTTCGGCCTGAAGTCAGCCGTCGACGCCGGGATGGTCCTGTCCGACGAGACGATCGAGGCAGGTGCCCGGCCGGAGGTGTGGGGCAACCACCGGCCCGGCATGTGCTACCTGGAGGCGTCCCACGTCGACCAGGGCCGGTGGTCGATGCCGGCGCGCACCTTCCAGCTCAAGGGCCCACAGCTGCACGCGGTGACCGCCGAGTGGGCGCCGCGAATGGCGCGCCTCGACGCCGGGTCCGCGCAGGCCGCCGGCCCGGCGTACGCACGGCGCGAGATCGTCGACTTCGAGGAATGGCTCGCCGAGACCGAGTCGAAGATCCCGCCCGCCCCGGCCGCCGAGCCGGCGCCGTTCTTGGTCGCCACCACCGACGACGAGGAGATGCGCCGAGCGGTCGCCCTCGGCGACGAGATCCGCATCATCGCCCTGCTGGCCGAGCGCGGAGAGCTGAACGTCGGCGAGGACAACGCCCGGGCCCTGGCGGCGGCCCTCGCGGTCGACCGCGGCCAGCCGCTCCCCACGCCTCTGCGGCACCTGCACGCGGTGCCGACCGACCCGACGAACGACACCGAGGAGAACCAGATGCTCAACGACCAGGCGACGGCGCTCGAGGAGTTGCTGCGCAACGCGCCCCGTGACCCGGAGATCGCGCAGGCCGTCGAAGGCGCCGACCCGCGGGCCGAGCATGACGACAGCGGGGTGCCGGACATCGACCTGTCGGGGGCGACGACGCCGGGCGCCGACATGACGCCGGCGGAGCGCGACGCGCAGTTCGCGCGGATCGTCGCGGGCCTGTTCGCCGGGACGGCCGCCGTCCACGTCGACACGACCACGGAGGACATGGTCGACGCCTGGTACAGCGTCCCGGGGATGACGCCGGCGCAGCGCCCGGCCCTCACGAGGCGCCTGCGCAAGCTCGTGGACTCCGGGCACGGCGACGACCTGGGCCGCGGGAAGTGGCGCCTGTACCGGTCCGCCACGGACGCCGCCGCCACTACCGGTGGTGATGACGGCGACGACGACGACTGACCCGACCAACTTGGTCGGTCGCGCCTCTTTCCCCTAGGGGCACTTGGTCGGCCCTCCGCTTGGTCGGTCGCCTCTGACCTGCGGAAACGCATGGACCGACCAAACGATCGACCGGCACCGACCAAACCACCGACCAAGCACTAGGAGTGAGAACGATGACCGCACCCACCCTGAACGGCAACGGTCCGCAGTCGCGGCGTGCGGCGGCGGGGGCCGCCGCGGGCAGCGCCGAGCCGCAGCACCGGGCCCGCACGCACCCGGGCCTGGACATCACGAACCTGCACACCGGGTCGGGTGTCCTGACCTACCTGGCGACGTGCCGCCGGCACTCGGTGACGGGGTCGGACGGCGTGCGGGAGGCCGCGCAGTTGATCTACCGGGGGATCATGAAGTCGTCGCGGTGGCCGGGCGGTGTCGACAAGATCGTGACGGCCCGCCGGGTCCGGAAGTCCCTCCTGCAGGCCGCCGCCGCCGAGGAGGAGGCCGCGAAGGCGTTCGCGGCGACCCGCACGCTGTGGCTGCAGGCGATCGGCGACCCCAGCAGCATGCAGATCCGCACCCAGGGCATCGACCCCACGAAGTAGCCGGAGAGGACAGCACCACGATGAACGAGGACCGTCGACGCGCCGCGAACCAGACCCTCGGGTCGCGCTGGCCGATCTGGACGCTGTACGGCCGGTGGATCGTCGGCGCCGGGACGGTGGCCCTGGCTGCCCTGCTGGTGTACGCCTACGCGCCGCGAGCGCAGGTGCCAGCCGTCGAGGTGGCGGTCGAGGCGCCGGCCAGCGCGGGCCCCGGGGTGGCACCGGTGTTGGTCGGCCTGGCCGCTCTTGCCCTGGCCGGGCTGCTGTACCGGGTCTTCCGGTCCGAGGCCCGGATGCGCCGCCGCATCCGGCGGGGCAGCCGGTGACCGCCGCCCGCGGGCGGCTGGCCGGGCTCGGCTGGCCGGGCTGGTGCCGGCTGGTGTCGCTGATGGCCGCGCTAGCCCTGGCCGCCCAGAGCGAGTGGCAGCTCGCGGTCGCGGTCGGCTGGCCACCGGCCGTGGCGTGGGCGGCGCCGGTGGCCTTGGACATGTACGTGCTGGCCGCGATGGCGGCCGGCCGAGACGTCGGCGGTGCGGTGGTCATCGTGGCGGCCAGCGTCATGGGCAGCCACGCCGTGTACGCGACGCCGACCGCATGGTCGAGCGGGACGGTCGGGGTCGGCCACCTGCACTGGTGGCTGGCCGCGGTGTGCTCGGTGGTGCCGCTACTGGTGTTCTGGCGGGTGCACCACCTGGCCGAGCCGGCGCCGGTGGTCGTGGCCGAGGTATCGGACCGGCCGGCCGACCCGGCCGAGGTAGCCGAGCCGGTGGCCCTGGCCGAGCTCGGCGACCGGCCGGCCGAGCCGGTGGCGGAGGTGGCCAGCCAGCTCGGCCAGGCCGAGGCGCCACCAGCCGGGCCGGCCGACGGTCGGCCGGGCCGGGTGGCCGACCCGGCCAGCCGCCTCCTGGCCGCCCTCCCGGCCGACGGTCGCGCCGTTGGCTACAGCGACTTCGAGCACATCGGCATGGCCCGGTCCACCGTCAAGGTCTGGCTGGCTGACCTCATCCGCGACCCGGACGGCGTC